ATTTGAAAATCGTTCAGGTGATATGAACTTTCTTCTGCCAGTTCTTTTATCTCATCGTATATTTCCCTTGCGTGTTCAGCGGTAAAATGTTCGTACCTTCTCAATTCGATAATTCCCTGCTTATAGGATTTAATTGTTTCATCAAAGTCAAACCATTGGCTTTCTCCGAATTTGGAAGCAGCGTAATCAATTCCTATCTGCATTAGAAATTCTTTGAACGGGCAACCACAAGCACCCCAATAGTATTGCCAGCTTCCAAAATCAGAAGCAACCTGAATACGTCCAGTGTTTTCTTTGCTGTCAATAGTTATGTCAGCCCAATACATTCCGCTTTTGTGGCGAAGTTTGTAACATTCAACATTTGTCTTTGATACTGTGTAATCTGTTTCCATAATATTTGTTTTTAAAATCCCTCCCTTAAAAGTTTTAATTCATTTTTACCGTGCTTCGTAGCAAGTTTTGTCGTTAATAATCGCACTGCATAAGTGCCTGATACGTTAGCAGAAATTGACTGCGCTTCGATTGAACATTTGTGCTTAATCATCTTTTTTTCTTAAAACTTTTTTGCCCACGCTCTTTTAAATGAGAAAGTAAAACAGTTTCAATATAATTGTTCAATGTTCGGTTGTCCTGCTGTGCAAGTTCCGCAAGTTGAGTAAGGAGGTTTTTATTCTCCTTACTCGGTCTGAAAGTTAGTGTTTCGTTTGCCATAATTATCTCCATCTGCTACTTTGATACATTACAACTCTCGTAACTTCTTCTTGGGTTGCAAACCTGTATTCTTGCAAACACAAATCAGGGTTGTTCAGGTAATCGCATAACACTTGCGTTCCGTTGAATTGAACCCACTCCCATAAATGAGTGTTACAAGTTCTTGGGTTGTTCTTGTATTCAGGGTCTTTCCTTTGGTCAAAATAACCAAGCGATGTCATCCCGTCAGACATATCAACAAGTGTCATTACATTACCTGTTTTTGGTCGGTCAGCACAACCCTGTCCAAGACAATATCCAATCTTCTTCATTATAGTTGAAAGAAATCCTGTATCAACGAACTTGTTTCGTTCTTTGTCATTGCGAACAAGATATTGTCCTGCTCCGCTAAAATCTTCTGTTGTGAAATTTCTCATAACTTTTATTTTAAAATTGTTTGTATTACTTTATACTGCAAATGTAACACATTAGTTTCAATCCTGCAAATGTATTTTCAACTATTTTTGTAAGTTCTTAATAATGAAAGAGAAAAAACAACCCCACCGCACAAAAATTTAAGAAAAAACAGCAGATAACACCAGATTAAAAGAAATTGAAAGGGCTACGAGCATCCTACTAAACACAAACATTTGTGCAAGCCCTTTCAACTTCTTTAATCCCATTTCGTTATCTTCAATTCGTTTTTTCAATTTAAAAATTAAGAGGTTTTGCCCTCTGCAAGTTGTTTCAGTAATTCATCTGCATATTCTATTGCAAATTTTGCAACCGTATCTACTCCTGATGAAAACTTTTCATCTATTGCGTGTCCAGCTAACAAACCCTGCATTGCTATTGATGCAAAATGTTCTCTCTTTGTCAATCCCATCATAGGTATTCGGTGTTCTCTTGCATCACTATCTCTATGCAATCTGTAATCATTATCTCCTACTTGTTGCATTATGCAGGGATAGATTGGTTGTTTTGAATTTTCCATTTTATTTATATTTGTTTGTGAATTATTTTTAAATTGAAAAAACGAACTGGAATATAACAGGAAGATTAAAAGAAATAATAAAATGAAAGGGCTTTGTGCAAGTCCGAACATTTCTACTTCTAATTAACTTTTCTGCTATCATAAACAGTGTCGCTTTTAACCCTTTCATTTTCTTACTTCTTTAATCTCCGATGCGTTATGCGTCATGCCTCCGTGCTTCGTAGTAACTTTTGTGCTAATCCACTTTTTCATTTTCTTTTTTTTCCTCCCCACCGAATTGATTGTGCCATTGAATGAAATGAATTATTGCAGAGTAAATCCCATCCATTTTTGAAACGAGTGATATTAAATTCACAGGACAAATCTTTCTTGTGTCAAACGGATGATTAGATAAATTTTCAATAGATATGCCATTCAATGCAATTTTAAATTTAAACTTTTCGTTGTTAGGCAATCCGTTTTCAATGTATTCAACCACAGGCATAATCCACTCCCAATGCGAATGAAATTTCAATGCTGCTGGTTCATAGTATTTGTAATAAATCGGAAATCCATTTGGCAATTCATATCCCATTGTCAAATCATCGCATTTAATAAGTTTGCTGCCGATAAATTCAGCAATTATTTTGTTGTTCATTTCTGTTTCTAAGTCCATTGTATGATTATTTATTGATGAATGATTAAATTAAAACCCCTCCCACAAAAAAGAAAATGAAAAAGGTTTAGTGCTTCGTATGAACTTCCGTGAATGGCACGAACGCATAACATTAGATTAAAGGAAATAAATAAAAAAAGCAGTTCTGCAACTTCGGGCAGTCGTGCATCTAATAAATATTTTCGGTTAATCAAACAGTGTATCATCTAATCTTTTTTTATTTACTTCCTTAATCCCAGTGCGTTATGCCGTCTTTTTCCTTTGATAAATATTTTGCCTCTTAAACATTACTTCTTTTCCTGATATAAAGTTATCAAATTGCTCTTTGGTGATTTTAAATAATTTAAGACAGATTTCGATTTGTGCGTACGATAATTTTTTTGGGTCTTCGATAAATTTATCTACAGATTGCCGCTGGCGATAGCCCAGGCGAAGAGCTAATTTTGTTTCCGTTATTCGGTTCATATTCATCAGCTGCTTAAACCACAAATGTTTTATTTTTGCCATGGTGTTAGTTTTGATTTTAGGTCTTGAATGCTATATGGGTGCTGGCCTTGACGCACGTTTTCTCCGAGCAAGGAATCCTGTTTTAATCTTTGATGGCGCCGCTCAAGATGCGATACTCTTTCTGCATCATAGTCTATTTGAAATTCTTTAAGTTTAAGATAATCCATCTTGCCGAATTTGTATTTCTTATCTCCTGAATTTTGTTTAACAAATTTAAAGAAATTATAAACATCCTGTATCTGATAATGTGGATTATCTGAAATAAATTCAAAACAAAATACAGCGAGCGACTCATCGTTAATATCGTCTTTCCTGCAAATAATTTGATAAAACGTATCGAACATTTTCTTGAATGCCGTAACGAGTTCTCTCTTGCCTACGGTATTTACAAGGGCTCTTAAGCATATAGGCGCAGGGTTAGATAGTATTGTTTCGAACCCAACTTGCTTTTCTTGTTCAATTATTTCCAGTGGTTTCGAATAGCTTATTAACTGAAGCATCTCCTTCTTTGGAAGACGAGTTAATCTTTTGTCTGAAATCTGGAGTTTTTTTGTAGGCATTTGCGAATAAGATATCAAATTTGGAATTTATGATTGAGATGTCAAGGTTTTTTAAAATCCATTTGTCATCTATTGTTTGCAAAAATGTGATGAAAAAATCAATTATGTTTTCATACGTTTCTTCTATGCCGTGGAATATCATTTTCCTGCGGAGGTTTACGATTACAGTCTGCAAATTTTTTCTTGACTTGCCGTTTATTGTTGGCATGGTTTCGTTTTTACTTAGGTAAAAATCTACCCACGCTGCTTCGCAATCAAAGACAAGATGTTCGAGTTTTTCTTTTTCCATTTTTTGGTGTTTTATTCTTGGTGTTTTATAAACACGACTTTTTGGTCGTGAAAAAATCTTTATTTGTTTAACTCTTTATTTGTTTAACTCTTTATTTAATAGCTATGCGAAATGCGTTTCTGCATTTTGCGTTTCTGCAAAACGTAGAATCGGTAGTTATGATAACTGTTTTTCAGGATACACCACATAATCCCAACCATTAAAATGCCCATTGACCTTAATCTTTCTTGTCTGCAAAATATATCCAGCTTTCACGAGTTCGTTGAATGCGGCTATCGTAGCTCGTTTTCCATCTTTTGAGAATTCATATAGCTGTGTCTTAAAGATAATCCAGTCTTGTGGAAGCGATGCAAGTGTAAGAAATAGCCCTTTTGCTTTCATGGAAATTGTTTTATCTCTTGCTACGGTATTACTAATCACGGTGAATTTTTCAAATGTTTTAGATTTTATTATCATAAATACGAAACCCATGTGTACTAAGTCTGGCGGGACTGTTCCACATGGGTTTTTATCAAGGTCTTATTTGCTTCCGCCAAAGCATGATTGCAAATATAACAAATTTTTAAATTTCTATACATTTATAAAAATATTTTTTTAAGCGCCAAATAAATCTTGTTGATTGGGAGACACCACATCGTCATATTGCGACCAGTCGAAGTCCGCGAGCTGCTTTATCTTTTTTAATTCCTCCGCGCTCCAAGGCAGGTGTAAATTAATATGATGTAAGGGCTGGTCTTTCGAAATCTCTTTTATCAATTCGCTGCAACCAATGTATTCTATTTCTGGCTGCAAGAAATTAAGTGTAATATTTAAAGACTTGCTAAAAGAACTTTCTACATCCGTTAGCACGTTACACCAGGCGGTAGGCAATCCTAACGACCGCAGCGTATTTAATATTTTACGACCCTCAATACATTCGTAAACATCAATGCTCTTGTGATGTACGACAGTTATATTTCTTGCCTGACCAAACTTTCGTATTGACGATTTTAGTTTGTGCATTATGCCTTCGTCTGCCTCGGTGCAAGTCCAAGGAGCCATGCTGATTTTGTCTGTGTTTATTTCTACCATATTAATTTTGTTTTTACCATATTACTCCGCGCCGCGCCCAAAGGTCTGTTAAATATAATTCAGTTGATTTTACGTTTTTAATGGCGTCTTCTAAACGCTCACCGTCATTCATCATCAATTTCCAGTGGCGTTTTTTTATCATTTTGTCTTTGCCTATGCAAGATAAATACTTTTCAAAAAACAGTCCGAAAATAACCGTTGCGATTGGCGATGTGCTGTCAACGGAATAAAACGGATACCGCTCCACCATGTTTATTTGCGTAAGAGCAAAGCCGTGATATTTTATTTTGTCCTTAGTTAGCTTAAATATTTTATCATAATGCTGTTTGGCATCAGAGCCAAGACCAATGTATGTCTGTCCATCATCAATCCACTCTTTTAAAACTTTTAAAGAGCCTCCGTCGAGCATCTCATGGTAAACTCGCATAACCTGAACCATGCCGCCTATTTGTTTTGTTTCGTTGTATTTAGCGTCAAGATAATCTTTGTCCAGCTTGCCATACACATCTAATTCCACAAATACTAACGGCTTGTCTTTATGCACTTTCATAAATTGAATGTATTCGTCATAATGAACTTTAGCGGAAGGCAAAGGCTTTTTACTGCTCGCCATACCTGCTTTGTTGATAGACGTTTTATTCCAACTATGAGCCCCGCTGTCAACCATTAACATTTGCCCATGATTCCATTCTCGGATTTCGTTTTGCTCATTAAGATAAGAATACAATTTGCCTACGTCATGTTTGACGCATAGCTTGTCAGCGTCATTTGTAGGACTTCCGGCTACGAGTATTTTCATTGTATTATTTGTATTATTCTTTGAGCGTTATTGTGATGTTGTAATGTATAACCTAAAGGAACTTTGTAAATGCCCTTTAATGCAGCATGAAAAAAATCTTGAATATCTTCATGTGTGTACCAAAGGTTTCTTAAAGGCACCATTTCAGGATAACAAGCCCTGTTGGGTACGCAAATTTCGCAGCCATATAGAATAGCCTCCTGCAAGGTATAGCCAAAGTTCTCATGGTTAGATGTGCTTAAATACCATCTGGCTTTCGACATTTTTTCATAGTATTGTTTCTTTGTCATCTGCTCGCAGATAGTCACATTAACCGGAACTTTGCCGGAATAAGATTTGCCCGAACAAGTAACTATAAATTGAATGTCAAGGTTTTCTTCGGCTACTCGAAAAAATTCATCCGTACCTTTTTCTGGACTAAGGCGATGTGGGTATATGCAGTAATCCTCCTTGGCGTCATTGCCATAAGGATATACATTTGTTAGCCAGTCAATATCCCAAACCATTCCCGTAACATGAATTTTTTCTTCAGGATAATTAAAATGGTCTATAATGTGACCTTTGTGGTACACGCTGCCCACAAATATTCCATCACATATCTCGTGATAACCCTGCTCGCTTTTATCTGCCCACTTTCCGAGTCGTTGAACAAAGTCCGTATCGTCTGCCCTGCCCGCGTGGTTGAATCCATATACGTGTACGGTAATACCAGAAAGTTCTGCCATGTATTTAATAGATTCAATGCCAGGAAAGAAAATGTCAGCAACCAAAAATACATCGCCATTTTTTATCGTGCCCTGATTAAACAGGTCAGAAACAACTTGCAGTTGAGCTGCTTTGAATTTAATTGTGCGGAACGTATCAAGAAATTGACCGTTAGATATTACTTCATTTTCAAAGCCTGTGGGATAAATTGTAAAAGAGCACCATGGCGATAAAACATCGTTCATCATTTTGGTATAACGCTGCTCAAGGTTCTCAATTGGCAGGTAGTAAATATTACCTTTTGACCTTTGCTCCATTTTCTCCGTCCTCCATTACGGTGCATGAATCTAATTCAAACTCAAGGCATAAATATTCTGCAATATCTTCACAAGACATTTCGCCAAATTGTTTGTCAGGAAATTTGTCCTTGAAATACTTTTCAATATTCCATTTTAGCGCAACAAATTCTATATCGCGGTTATTATGCGATACATTTTTTTCGGCAGTTATGTGGAAGATGTGCCGGTGCAAATCTGCGAGAAATTTTGTTTCCGCAGGCGCTGCGGGATAGCGGTGGTAACCCTCTACCCGCAGATTTATTATTATGCTTCTGTCCATGCTGCTCTTGCTTTCTTTAATTGTTCAGGATGGAGAGCATAGTGCCTGGCGTTATTATTTACGCTGCCTACCGTAGTGCTTAATTTTTCGGCAATAAATGCCCTGTCATAACCCTCTTGTAGAAGGTATTGCACTTTTACCCCTTTTTTAAGGGTCTTTGATTTAACTACATTGCCAGCTTTATCATCGAGCTTCTTCTTGCCTTCTGGCTTAATTTTAGCTTCTTTCGCAGGCTTTGCAGCTTTTTTGGGTGCTTGGGACTTAGCTTTAGCCTTAGGCTCTTTACGAGCTTTTTTTGGGCTCGCTGCTTTTTTGCTGCTTTTGGCGGGTTCTGCGGGCTTCTTTACTGTAATGGGTACAGAAGCAAGTTGGGCAGATAAAGTAGGCGCAGAGGCGGCCGCAGGTGTTGGAGCGGGCGTTTTCTTAACCGCATCCGCAACCTCGAAGTCGTCCTTGCCGTCTTGAGCTTTTTTAATAGCACCGCGAAGCTCTTCCATTCGCTTGCCAATAGTTGCAATATTTAATTCTCCCGCACGTTTTTGGAGCTGCGGGTAACTCGCGTCTTTGATTGTTACTGTTTTCATTTTTTTTGATTTTAATTATTTAGTTTAGAAATATTCCCATTGATAATTCCACAAGATGTATTAATGCCCGAATCTCTTCGCAGGTTTCTTCATCCCACAATCCTTGGTTTTGAGTTGCAAGTCCTTCGCGAAGTAAGTTAATCGCGCGGCATTTGTATTTAAAAGGTTTGTGTTCCAGGTAATGCCAGTAGTCGATGCAGGTGACGAGCTTGGTGTTCATGTGTATTTATTTGAATTGTGATTTGCTGCAAATTAAAACATCGCCTACAATGTAATCGCCAGGCCTTAAATTAAAGGCAGCGTGTGCTATGTTTGTGGCAACATTGTTTGGCGGCAAGCTGTTTAGTTTTCCTTCTTCATTAAGAACCATAAAAAAATTTCCATCGGTACTGGCAAGAGCCTCAACATATCCGCCAACTATTTTTTGGCATTCTTGAATACTAAAATCTTTTCCATTTGCAGGAACAGTTTCGATAACCATTCCGTCTGATTTGATAATTTGTGTTTTCATGTGTGTGTTTTTTAAATTGTTTGAATTTGACGTGATATTAAAACTTGTTTGATTAGGGCAGTAATATTTTCTTCGCTGCAATTATTTTTATGAATTATTAAATCGTATCCGTTTTCGTCTTTAAATAAAGACTCGGCGGCATATATGCAATCTCTCCCTAAGCCACCACGAGCAGATTCTTGGAACAGATTTTTAAAGGCAGCGAACGCGACACCCCTTAACAGGTAAGGCATTTCGAATATTCCCAACATAGCAATGTCGATTTTCTGTGTTGATTCTTTTAAAGGAAAATTCATCACCACATATTTGGTATTATGTAGTGTGTTTATTCCGGTAAATACAGCGTCAACCTGTGTTGGAATAGCATACGCCGACAAGATGTTTGTTATTATTATAGCGGACTCTGCTACCTTGGTAAATATTGCCATGTCTTCATTAGCTGTAATTCCCGCATCAACGGCAATGCGAACACCTTTTGCCCTTTTTTGTTTGTACTGCAAGTCAAAACATTCTGGGTCGCCTGCAAAATACCTGCCAAGATTTATTTCGCCTTCTTCGAAAGACTTTTTATGTTTCTTTTTCTTCTCGTAGGCATTGTTTAGAAGCGCAGTAATTTCTTCATTATTTATATACCGCTCAACTTTGTTGGTTGTATTGGCGACAAATTTTATGTCGCCAATTCCCATTTTTAAATTAGCAAGTGTTTCGCCGGCAGTATATTTCCTGCCAGTAGTCCAATTATCTTGCCAGTTTCCTGTGTACAACCATTTATTGGTTTCTGAAACAAAATCCTGCAAACCAGAAAAAGACAGTTGTTTTAAATCTAATTCTTTATGGTGAGTTAAATTCATGATTTGAATTTCTCCTTCCCAATTTTTTCAATCTCTTCAGATGTCCATCCCAACGTATAAGCCTCCATGATTTGATTGTAAGTGGTACCAGCACTCATTTGCCGAGATACACTTGCCACGGTACGGGTTGACATTACTTTGCGAATTTTGACTTCAAATATTCTTTCGCGTATTGACCAAAGTTTGTTTAGATAAAATTCGTTAGGTAATATTTCACGTTCCAAATCCTGGTCGTATTCTATAAGAACTTTGCTGCAAGAAAACCTGTCCATAAAAGCAGCGTCCATTTGATTGCGACCTACATAATCAAACGAGCCATTGCCGTATGTATTGGCAGCGCAAATAATGACCGTATCTTTATGGCGTACGGCATGAGTCTTTTTTCTGCGAGCAGGTACGCTTAGGATGCCGTTAGCGATTGCGGAATTCATTATCAACATCGTGTTGCTGTCCGAGGCATCCACTTCGTCAAACAGGAACACTCCGCCTTTTTCATAAATAGAAACCAAATCCGGTTCCATGTATTGCGACTCCAGATTATTATAACCAATTAATTTAGTTTCGCTCATTCCTTCCGTGCAACTTACTTGGGCGAAATTTAATCCCATTGATTCCGCGGCTTGCTTTGCTAAAGTAGTTTTGCCGGTGCCGGCAGCGCCAACTAAATAAATGTTCTTTTCAACCTGTGCTAAGTTTAAAACGTGCGACAGATTTTTATGAACGCGACCAGGAATTGTAGTTGGCTTATAACCGTTGACTTTAATTTCATTAATAACAGGACGCTTTAAACCAATTAACTCTAACTCGGCACGTATTGCATCCTGCAATCTTTTTCCGCCCGTTACAGGGCTTCTTTTAGCGCCAGAAGTGCTTTTAACTCTCCATCCTTCTGACGTGTTCCATAAAAGAAATTCCTGGTTTGCAAACCAATCTTCGCGTTTGGTATCTACGTCTTCCAGGTCTTCTGTCTTTAGCTGCTCTTGTGCGTACTTAATTGCCAAGGCTACTAAATTGTCTTTAGTGACTCTGAGCGTTTTTCTGTCAAAGCCTTTCCATAATAAAAAGCGAAATATGTCGCTTGAGTTTTGTGCTCTAATATACCTTTTTAAATTCATCATTTTGTGTGTGTTTTATTTTTTGTGGTCACCCCTTAGCGCGAAGGGGTCGGGGTAACACACAAAGTTGAGTTAGAATATTTGTTGCAATTCTTCCAGCATTTCAATAACAGTGGCAGCACATTCTAATTTCCAAATGTCAGCAAGGTTGCTGGCAGGATTAGTGCTGTTTAATAAGTGCATTCGTTTGTAATTTTCTTTCAAACCTTTAATAAAATAAAGCAAATGTTTGGCAAACATTTCTTCGGTAATCTCAGGATTGGTAACTCCGTCTGTTTTTACTTCTTCGGCGTATGCTTTTAAATAAGTAGCCTTCCAAATGTCTTGTGCCAGCCAGCCAAATTGGTTTACAAAATTAGCTTGTAATTTCGGCATCGCTTCATTTAAAATTCTTGTACTGCGGTTAATTTGGTAATCCAAAATTCCTGATGCCGCTTCTCTCCAATTATTTTCTGTGTTCATGTGTGTTGCCCTCTCGGGACTTTTTTTGTGTGTGTTGGTTGAAATTGTTAAATTATTATTAAATAGGCTGCCAATATTTAGCCCAAAATTGAATCATAGTTTCTGTGACCTTTATTATGGCGCCAACCTTAAATCCATTGTGAGCAATAAGGCATTTTCCTTTCTTGCCCAAGTCTTTTACTTTTATCATTTTGTTTTGTGTTTAACCTGCTGCGGTATTGCAACATTGAAAGGAGCGTGGAATTGAACCACGAATCTGCGAATTTAATCGCAGCCCTTTCTCCTTGTTTACTGTCTGCATAATTGCTGTGCGAGGTAAGCTAATTTCCTGCGGTGCCTTCCGGCTTGTTAAACCTTACTTCCAAATGGGGCTCACACATTACAAAGTTGTCGAGCTTGTCCACCGTTTGCCTGTCTCAGGACTTCGGTTTAGTTGCTTAATTAGTATGTCAATGAACTTTAATAGTGCAATATTATACTATCTTTTTCACGTGTGTATATTTTCAAACAGAAATACTTGTAACTTGCTGCAAATCAGCGACATTATTTTAGTGTCTCAATATAGTTTTTTTAGGTTTTACCCGTTTTTTAAGTGCTTAAAGAACTCTTCTTTAACGTGCGATTCCTTGAAATTACCTGCTAAAGAACAGGTCGTTGTCAAGACATCGTGCTTCTGAACGCCACGCATTTCAATGCACAAATGACGAGCTTTTAATTTAACCCCTACCCCTAACGGTTTTAATTCTGACATAATATAGTCGCATACTTGTTGAGTGATACGTTCCTGGCATTGCAGCTTACGGCAAAACTTTTCCAACGTGCGTGGCAGCTTTGACAAGCCAACTATTCTTTTGTCCGGTATGTATGCGATTGCCGCAGTGCCAAAGAACGGAGCAAGATGATGCTCGCATAATGAAAAGAACGGTATGTTGTCTACGCACACCATTTCGTCATACCGCTTGTCATTGTCAAAGGTTTTCATTTCAAACTCTGGCGGATTAAAAAACTCCCTCATGAATTTTATATACCGTTTGGGCGTTTCAACAAGCCCTTCACGATTAGGGTCTTCGCCAAAGTATTGCAGCAAGTATTGAATACTGTCTTTTGCCTTTTGCTGGCGCTGGGCTTCGTCAGCCATTGTGATTTGTTTTGGGCTCATAGTTTACACACCAGTGGCGCGATTGTAGATTTCTAATTGTAATCTGGTACAAAATTTAACATCATTTTTCTTTGCAAGCTCTGCGACTCGCTTATTATTTTCAATTAATTCCTGGCGCGAACTTGCTGCTGGCATGAGCCAGACTTTGTTCCGTATAATCCAACCAGACTGTATTAGGCGCTCTACAGCGCGATAATCCTTGTCTGTTGATATAACATACTTAAATATCGTTCCACGCTGCCAGTTGAACCATTTGTACACTCTTGCGAATTCACGTACCTCTATAGGCATCCCTGAATTATTTAGCTTAGGGCTTACGTTCCAATTCGTTACCCGCTTGATGAATTTTTTGTTCTGCGGTATAATAGTGCAATTGGTTTCAATTTCAATGTATGGCAGTATGCCCAAGTCTTCCAAGAATTGTAGGAATTCTTCCAGTGCTTCTTCTTGCAATAATGGCTCGCCTCCGGTAATTACTAAATGCCAGCCACGGTTAATTTTGGTTTCGAAATCGCAAAGTACATTCATAAAGTGAAGTAAATCTTTGTTGACATACGGTACGCCTTTTCTCCATACAGAAATGGTATCGCAAACCCATGTCGCTTCTGGCAGCTTGTTTTTTTCTATTTCACTTTGTCGCCAGGATTGCTTTGTGCTTTTAGAAAATGTTTCACGCGAAATTCCGCAGGTTAAATTACAGCCCGCGAGCCGTAAAAAGATACTCGGATATCCCATTGTGCATCCTTCACCTTGAATTGATGCGAAAATTTCTGATACTATTAAATTTTTAGCCATGTGGATTAAAATAAGTTGATTTTGATTTAGGTGTTTCGTAGAATTCTATTTTGCTGCAAAGGATTCCCAGCTTATACATTTTCGCGGTTACGATTTCGAAAAACATTTTAGCAAGGTTTTCTGATGTTGGATTAAAGTCGACATAATTAATTCCGCCCAGAACCTCATCTTCAATAGCCTCCCTTGATTTTAAATTGTCGCCCTTTATGTAGGTAACTAATTGCATTGGGTCGTTTTTATCTAACAAAAATTTGTGGTCAAATTGGTTGTCGATTAATTCCTTTAACCAATTTAAGTGATTAAAATCCGTAACCATGCCACACTCATTAAGCTGCTTTGATTTTAAATATACAACCACTTTGCCGCGATGCCCGTGCAGGTGTCGGCATTTGCACATTGTATTGATTGAATATTCTTTATTCAATACTTGGTTGTGAACTCTGTGACCGTAGTCGAATTCAAATTCTTTGGAGATTTCGTACATAGTTATTTTTTAAAGTCTAAGATAAAGGTTTGAATGTATTGAATTAAAGGTGCGTTGCCGTAGCGATTGGCGCCAGGTGACGTTAATTGCGAATGAAGCCAGATTAAATAACTGTCAGGTATGTTGCAGAGTTTTTGGCCTTTGTATTTACCGAACGTCATTATTGTTTCGTCTGTTAAGACTTCTTCTTTCCAATCTCCTTGAAGTGCCATTTATAGTCTTGATTTTGTTTTATATTGTTCTAACTGTTCTAATTTCATAAATATTTGCCTCTCAAATCCATCTTGTTTGAAGTGCAAATAAAAACCTTCTTTTAATATCACATCTAAAGGCACCATGTAATTTGTGTCGCCCATAATAAAAACTTTGTCAAATGTCTTTGCATGAGATAAGACATAATGATTAAAACCAAACGCATTTGCTTTTCTTAAAAGGTGCTTTGCCTTCCAGCGGCAAACGGAAAAGGTTTTGCTGATAGCGAATATCTTCCCAATGTTTCTGCGAGCTTTTTTTGCTGGCAGGAATAAAGTTAGCACACCTTGGTCGCTAACCTGAATCTTATTTCCAAAGTCGTCTTCAAATGTTTTCATTCGTACATTGATATTTTTAGCCACTCTTCCATTGGCATTTGTTCGTGTTCATTAGGTAATAAAATACTAACATTTAATTCATGCAATGCCCACAAGCGAATCTCGGTAATGTAATCCAAGAACTCGCTGTTGGTCATTTTCTTTGTACTTGGCTCTACAGGTTTTATTTCGCCAGTTTCTTCGTCTAATTCTATTGTGATGCCAAATTTGTCTTTCATAATATTATGAGCCATGTGTTTATTCATAGCTTTAAAAGAATCAATGACAACTTTTGGCACTTGCTGCGGATTGAGTTTTGTGCCCAAGATTTTAAAACCAAAAACAATCTTAGGAACCACTTCGCCCCACATATAACGGTTGAGCTTATTTGACCTTTTTTTCTCGTGCTTTTGCAGGGTAACATCATACAAATCGTTTTCATTTAGATTGTTCCTGTCACGTATAAACTCGTCACGGTTAATCGTCATGGAGCCTAACGGTACGGTATATGTTAATCTAACTTTGCCTTTCGGGCTTAGGCGTATCATTGGCAAAGAATTTTGGGTCAAATATTTGCTTTCGATTTTGTTCAGCGAACCTTATTAACTCGCTGCAAATGTGCTTTAAATTTTCTACAGTTTGTTCGTGGTCGTAATCGTACACCTCTTTAAATGTAGTGGCATAATTTGTGATGACATATTGCATCTCGGTAACCGATATTCCCATCCTGTTAGCGCAATAAAGATAAACATGGTGCTGGTAGCTGTCGGCGAATTTCACTCCGCTATACCTGTTCGTTCCCTTAATGTCATAGCAAGTGTTCTGAGCAATGTAATCAGCGAAGCCGTATAGCAGTATGTTCTTATCTCCAAGCGGAAATTCCGCTTCTAATTTTACCTGCCACGTGCCGTTGGGCAATAAAGCGTCAGCGAGCTCCGTGATTAAAGGCTCTTTAAATGTATGCCCTTTATATGTAGCGACTCGCTCCATGACGCAATGCTCAAGAGCAGAACCCTTTTCCATGTAAATGCTGGGCGGAGATTTGATGCGGTTTAACGAGCGCAAAATATCTTCCTTTGTTTGATACCTTCCTGCCATGTAGTTTGAAAAGTTATTAAGCAAGGAAGGATAGATTTTGTAATCTATCTTCATGGCATTGGAATTGCAGCTTGTTCTACTTTCTCAACTTTGTAGTATTGCCCGTTACGGTATTCGTAGCCAAGGTCTGTGAGCCTTTGTTTTGCATAATTTCGGACAACCAACTTTGAATCCCATATATGCGAACCCTCTGCGAGCTCTTTTAAAGCAGCGTTAAACTCGTCTAATGTATTGCAGCTATTAAGGCGTGATTGTGCGTCAGCGAGCGTCTGTTTGTATTTTAAGCCTATTTCGTGTATTTTATCTTGGTTTGCCTTGTAGCGGTCAATCATTTTAGCGATTGGAAGCAATCCTGTTTCAATCATCGGCTCTAACTGGCAACTATTCTTGCCATAATACTTCTCGCTTGGGTCGTGCGAAATAACTCGCTTGCCTTCCGACATTGAGATGTAGCCAACTATATCCATCTCGGTTAGCAGTATGCCCAAGGACGCTCCAACTATATCTGGACGAACAAAACTCACATCACCGTCCGCTACTTCTTTGTCGTGTGCAAGAAAAATAATATGCTTCTTGTGTTGGTTTACTTTTAAAAGGAATTGCTGAAACCTGGTCTTTAATTGACCGTAACCTTGTTGGGTTAAATTTCCCTGCCAAGATAACTTTGCTTTTGGCGGAGCTTTCTTGATAATGTCTTGAGCCATGTACTGTAAACACTTGCCTGCCGTGTCTATAATAATCGACTCAAATTCTGGCAGTCCGCTGTCAATTACAGACTCGACATCTTCCCAACAAGTGATTGGCACGTACTCGCGCCTGTCGTTAGGTTGAACTCTTTTTACTCCGTCATCGAAGTCAAATAATACAGGGGCAGGAGCCGTAAATCCATACGTGGATTTGCCAATGCCTGGAGCGCCATAATACAGCGCCTTGACAAAATTTGTTTCAATTTTGTCTGATGGTTTTTTAATTAGTGGGTGCATTTTGATTTGTGTTTTTTATTTGCCGCAATATTAAATACAATAAAAACAATATCCTAAAATAATATACTAAAATTAGTTTAACTATTTAATTACCAAAGACTTTATTTTTTATTACACCAAAAAAGTATATGCGGTGCCGTTAGATTATAAAAAGTAATTGCCGGCATCTAAGCATACCGGCAATTGAAAAGAAACTACCCACAAAACACAAAGAGCGCCTTAATTTTTTGACTCTGTAAGAGGCTTCTTAACCGTAAGCTCTGTCGAGGTAAAGAATAAACGAAGGATTGTGTTGCCTGCGACAGATATTCCAAGCATTACAGGGGCGGAAACAATGTTCATTGGCGTCGCTACTTCTGCAAGGCTTATTACAGTTGTAATGGCATTAAACCAAAACACTTTCGATTTCCACCAGCGTTTTTTTGGAGTGCTCATTTTACGAAGGGTTTTCGGTTTTTGGAGCGAACAATTCTTTGGCTTCAGCCACAGCCATGTAACCGTGTGCGATTATCAAAAGAACGTGTTTAACGAACGAACGAAGGAGCGGGCTTGTTTCTCCGAGTTTTGCCATTACAGCATCCACAACAATGTCCACTTTTTCGTCAGTAAGCGGAAACAACCATGCCCAGGCATTTGCATTGCCCTCTACCGCCATTTGGATTCCCATTAGCGGAGGAAACATTGCCATAAGGTCGGGCAATGCTTGCCAGCCATCCTTTAGCCTGTCGATTAATGTTTTTACGATGTTAGAGGTTACGTCAATAATCTCCTGCAAGTCCTTGTTAATTTCTTCTGGTACCATTTTGATTTTTTTTAGATTGTTAGAATTATAATGCTGCAAAGATAAAAAGATTTATTTTAGATTTCTTGTGTTGCCCTCATTTATTTGCTGCTGGTTATAATCACGTACATAGATTCGCCATAAAGTATAAGCAAATGGCAGTACGGTAATAAAGAGCCATTTCAAGGCACCTGTATTTAGAAATAAGACTACTCCTATAAATAAACTTAATACGGTTACCGAAACTCCGATGTCGACTTTTTTTTGGTCTTTTTCGAATTTAGCTCGTAATGATTTGTCTTTCATAAATGATTTAAGGTTTATCATTTTGTCTTAATCTTAATTCTTCAATCTTCGTTCTGATATCACGTATATCAAATTCAACGGCATTGGTTCGGGTGGCCTGCATTGCCTGAACAACTTCAACTACCGCCTGCTTAATAATTACATCATCCAGCTTATCGAATTTCTTTTCTGAAGTATTATAGGTGGTGACAAGGAAAAATCCGAGCGCGGTTAATAATATTGAATTGTAGCTCCGTAATATTTCCTGAACCTTTGCTTTTGTGGTTTCGCTCACTTTGGATTTTGTTTTTCAAGTTCTTTTTTGAGGTAATCTAATTTCACTCCAACGGAACGCAAGGTATCATTAATGGTTTCTGACTTTTTTGTTTGCTGATAAATCTTTTCAACAATTACAGAATCCTTTTTAACGTCTGCGGTTTTCTTCTCTTGTGCGGTTGCGCTCAAATAAGAGAATAATATCGCTAACCTGAGTGCCAATTTCTTTAACATTTATTTCGATGGTATTAAGTTTGTATTCGAACAAATCAAGCCCTTTATATTTTTTAAGTTCTTCCCGAAGTTCAAGAATATTTTTTTCAGCATTGTCAGCTTTAAGGTTTGCGTCTTTAATTTCATCTTTGAAAGCGTAATACATTCCCGCAAATGTCAATGCGAAAATAACAATTTCGACAACTGTTCTAATACTTAATTTTATTGAATCAATGTTCATATTTAAAACATAGTCCAGTCGAAAGTATTATACCCCCAAACCTTTGGATTCTGATTATAATTTTCTAAATTGTGTTTCGGAACTGGCGCTGCAAATAACGCTTTAATATTTGTTTCAACTGTCGGATTATTATTTGCCGAGTAACTGATTATCGAAAGCCCCCTGTCTAATCTCCACCGACATTGATTTCCTTTAAAGATTATTCCCGTATGCTCCCACTTATTAACATCTTCTAAAATAATTTCAGTTGCTCCGCCCGATTCCGAAGCGTCAACTAAAATCATATTCGCTAATGCTCCCACATCGTGATTAGGCGCAATCATTTTAAATACACCACTGCTCAATTTAACTCTTGCCATCGCCCCCCCTGTCGTAAATCCCTGCGTGAACTCGAAATGAGGTTGAACCACCACCTGCATCTTTACGGTATTGTTTCCAAAATTATCGGTATCAAATACACGGAACACCTTAGCATTACCCTCTGTTTCTGGATAGTAAATGTCGCAACCGAAAGAATGATATGTGCCAAAGCAAATATTCATATTGAATCCGTTCGATACGTGCATACGGGTAAACCACCGTTTAGTATCGTTGCTCTGCGTCTGTGAGGGGTTTAATCCATTATTCGTTTCTGCATCAACCATGATTCCATTCACACAATCATTAATTGACCAATTCCGAATATCTCCATTCTGTGTTGTTCGAAAATATCCCGCAGTCGTAAAATTGCTCACCTGAAAGTTTGAGAATATTGAATTACTGTTTGCGCCTGGTTCAAATCCTATTCCCGTTCCATTGCCCTGAATTTTTAAATCATAAATCTGCATCTTGGTATTTTGCTGCTGCTGTGATTCGGCTAACGTTGTGGGTCTATCCCTTGTAATTCCACCACAGATTATAAGCGCACGGTCATTATTCCAAGTAATCTCATTGAAGAATTTTGGAAACTTTAATATTTTAGTTCCGCAGTTATACACCCCTGTCGCATAAATCGGATAACCATTTATACAAGCTGAATCAATACATTTCTGAACAGCATTACCCCAGTCACCGTTGTAAAATTGATTTGGAGTATATCGTTTGTAATTTGTTGTGACTGCTGCTGGGGCAGATGATTCTCTGCTTTCTGTCGAATCACTCTGTCGGTTTTCGCAGGATATAATGAATAATAGAATGGTAGCCAATAAAAGTTTTTTCATTTTGTTTACTGCTTTTACTGAATCATAAACGGTTTTCCACCTCACGCTAAATAAAATTTTGCAATGCTCTTTATTGCTGAAGTCGGAATAAATTTTTTCTTTTTTATTTTTCATTTTGTCTTTATTTTTTGCCTGAATGTAAATGCCTTTTTACCCAAATCATTTAAACAATATTTGCCGTCCTTAATCTCAACAACCTTCAGCTGAATCAATTTTTGCGCTGCCGGGTATGATAATAAATAGGCTTCTAATACTGGTTCGTTATTTCCAATATTAATTAATTCATCGTGCAATTCTTTTGGTGTAGGCTCCATAATATGGTTTTAAAATGGTTGACAATCTAATTCAACGAAATTTGTACTGTAGAATCCACCCTCACCATCAGCGCCCGTAATTTCATCAAGGCAACATCTGTCCTGACAGGCAACCGTAATTGAGATGTCGAAGAAAAAACTTACAGGCTGCTGTGTTACAACAACGACAATATCGCTATTACAGCCTATAATGCCGATTAACCGATTCTTTAATGGAGTGCTGTCAACAACCAAATCCTCCAATAAAAAGCCACCCATAGCCAATAATTCAGTGTCGCCACATCTTGAAATCGCATCAATAGTTCCCGAAGCGAAAAGAAATATTGTCACCGTATAAGTACAAACGGGAGTGCAATGGGCTGGAGGGGTTCCGCCAGAAGACAAATCGTCTATGGATTGTGCTGAGCCTCCGCAGCAACCGCGGGCTGTGCTCCTAACTTGCTTGGGCGGCATTATTTGTCTGCTGGCCATCTTTGTAGATTAAAATTGTGTCGATTTTATTGTCTTGAATTAGCTTATACAATTTGTCGCGAGCGATTCGACTTTCGGATACCGCATAGCTGCCTTTTTTGTCTTCATAATATTTGCTTCCAGGAGCAATGCACCCTAATAGCTGTTCGTCGGTATTAGCAGGATGAATTTCGATGTATTCGAATCCTGGTACGTTCTTTAATAAATACACCTCTCCATGCTTAGGTGAATTGTAAAACTCGAATTTATATTTGCCAATCGGTATTGCGGTTTTACCAAAGACTTTTATTTGCTTAATCGTCTCGGCAGGCATTAATTGGTTGAGCCCGCGGTCTTTGTCTTCCAGCGTCCAACAGATACCAACACCCTGATAGGTTAAAGCGCCTATGGTGGTCTCGTCGGTAAATAAAAACCTTTTTAATAGTAACATAATTCCGGCAAACAAATAACGTCCTGGTGAATTATTAAATTAAATTTTATTGATACGTAAATATAACTCGGCGCCACGTCTTTAAGAAGGTCTGATTCTTCTTTCATTATGTCAGAACCGTTAGTGCTGCTTGATACCGAATCGAGCTCAACTCTTATTGCCTGGTGGTCTGATTTTTTGAGCCCTTGTATAATACGTTTTAAATCAGACAAGACAAGAAGCTCTGAGTAATTATCATCACAATCAATTTTCGCACGTGGCACAATGGCGACAAGTTTTAAAGGAAGATTTCGTTTAACGATTTGCTGGCAAGATGTAAACTGTTCTTCGGATTCCGTATCCGTAATATCTCCATTCAAACGTATGTAAGCAATTCCAAGTGAAGCGTCCTTGCCGTTGATTCTTTGATACTCGCCTTTGCCTTTATACACCGCAGGATAGGACTTATCTTTATTGACGACTATCTCCGCAAGGTCGTGAACCTCTTCGAATAATCCGTAATCGATTAATCTTTCCGCCAGGTATTGTATTGAATTTTTCATTTATTAAACAACACTTTTAATTCTTGACCAAATATTTTATTTACAGAATCTTTTTCGGCTTTAGACATCTTAAATATTAATCCGCCAAAGTGGTCTTCATTTCCGTGTGCTTTGTCTGAATTTATATCGCGCTTCAAAACGATGTGGTATTCCAAATCAGATACTTTAATTAATCCCGAATCAAAGTCGCTTTTTAAATCGCCCGTAAGATTTAGATTTACTTTGTCTGTTCTCCGGTCAACTGCTTGGCGGAATTCTTTGTAGTTAGGAAAGTATCTTGTTTTGTGCGGCTTGCCGTTGCCGAATGCCTGGTCGCCATGTTTGCCTTGAGGTGGATTGACGCCCTTTAATCTTACCGCTGTTTTAGGATTAACGTAAATTTCATTCTTCGTGTCGTATTGCCCAATGTTGCTGCCGTCCGTTTTTTTGCCGTCCGTAAAAATACGTTTCGATATCCTGGCATGAATGCTTGACACGGCTTTCGTTAGCGCGGCAGATATTACAGCTTGGTCTGCAATTTTGTCCAGCTTTTGTATGTACTCATCTACGGTGCTCATGGCGAAACGTGGGCAAATGATTTGATAGGCGACTCGCAACGGAAGCAATATTTGTCCGTAGGCAGGTTCATGTTTTGTAGAACGGTTTGTAAGGACGTTTCAAATTCTGAATGCGAATTAGCAACAAGCTGCTTTAATTCGTCTTCAGAGAAAAACGCTTCGTCATTAATACGCTTTGAATTTAATAACGCATAATTGTAAATCTCTTCAGCGGTTAGATATAGCAAGGATAATCCTATTGAGCTGGCAATAGAACAGAGCCACGCTTCATAATCGCAAGTAACATTGAACACAATCCCAAGCCCGCCCGTTTCGCTTTGGCGCCTTAGGTTAGTGTCTAAAATATCATCTCCTGCATTTATCTTAACACCGTTGGCAGATATGATTTGGTTGTAAAAATATCCCTTAGAGCAAGTGCCGCAGCCTGTCTTAGACAATTCCGTCTTTAAGCTGTCAATACCTGTTGAATCGTAAATGAGTGCGATATGTAAGTCTTTTTTATTTGATTTATACGCATTGCGAAGCTCTAAGACGGATATATTGTTGGCGTCTGATGTAATTGTTATCACGTCGAGTAATTGTCCTGTCGTGACGTTGTAAACAAGTATATCAACGATTTCTGAGGTTGTAAGCGCAATAGAAAGTTCCGTGAGCTCAAAACTTAGGTATGAGCTAATGTTATTTAGCTCGATTTCGATGCCCTTAAATTCTGAGCCTGTTATTACAACTCGGTTATCTTTTAGGTGTCCGAGCCTTAGGTTTTCAAGAACGCTTTTATTCTTCATCACGGACGCTAAATAAATGGCGAGCTTCTTCTTTAGCTTCTCGATAGCGAGTCCGTATTTGGCTTGATAAAAGTCAAATCCGTTTTTGTATTCCGAGTTGATGATTTTATCGACAAAGGTTTTTGATATGCCAACATCATCAAGGTATAAAGAAAAATCTTCGTTGCTGCAAAGGTCTTTAATTCCTACCAACGTGCTAAAGCAATCGTCTTGGCAGGTTGCGGGGTCGCAATCACCAACCGAGATAGCTTGCGGCGCTCCGTCTATCGTTATGTTTAAATCACCAAAAGTCCGTGACGTACAATTGACATATAATTTATAAATTTGATTTGTGGTGTCTCGTGATAAACTGATGCTTTCTCCTGATTTTAAAATATGCTGGATGAAAGACTTTTTAATGTTTTGGGTTTCGTTAAAAGGAATTGGAGCAGGTATCGTTACCGTTGCTCCATCAATTACAATAGATACAAATTCCGGAACAAAGCCTGTTGAGGCTTCGTCCGGAATTTCGTATAAATAGGAACACTTCATTGGCTTAGGTGTTTACTACCTTGATTGAGTTTACAAAGTTTACACCATTAAATTCATCGACCGTGTCGTACAAATTGTCTGGCATACCTACCACTTTAGTAGTTGCAAACATTTCAAGGTAAATTTTACCGCAGCTGACCTTGGTGTTGAAGTCGATGATGATTCCTGTTTTCGGGTCACGTATCGCCCGTGGGTGATAGTCTGAACCGATTTTAATCAGGTCTTGCATTTCCGCATCGTCCCACGCTTCGTTTTTCGAGTACTGTAAAAGCACAAGAGCAGAAGGTTGTGTTGCGATTGCAAATTCATTACCGCCTAACGCTGTCGCCATTTCCCTGTCATAAGCAATCGCCCTGCCATACAAACGCATTATGTCAGCAAGGTTGACGCCTTGGTTGGCGCAACATCCTGCTAAAATTCTGCGGAAGTATTTATAGAGCAATGTGCCGCTGAAGAAGGCTTGGTTGGCGCAATATCCTGATTGACGGATTGCTAAATCGATATCCTCCATGGTGAATGGAAATATCTCATCAGTTGTACCCGTTTTTAAGGTTGGCACCTCCAAGTTTCCGCCAACAACATTATCAACAGAAGCTCCCCAGGCGCCTACCAGCGCGGCAACTTGCTCTGCGGTCTTTTCCCACAGCTTCCACATTAATCCGTCAATCATTCTTTGAATGAGGTTGACGTACATTTCACCGTTGTTTTCGCAAACGTCTTTCCAGTCATCGAGGGTGATGAATTCCTCGACAGCTACGTTTTCTTCGGTGTCAATAGTGTAATCTGTGCAAAAGTTTCCGCGAACGGTTTCAGCCGTACAGGAAGGATTGGTTCGATTCTCTTGAATTTGGTCTTTGGTCAAACGCTGCCAATGAGTCAGTGTTACTGTCCTTACTTTGCCTTTTCCGGGGTTTACTTTTGTGCGGAGTGCGCCAGAATTTATTGGGCTGGTTAGCCAGTCCAATATTGGCATATCTTCACGAAGCATACCGGAATTGCACGTCAGGAAATTGTTGTTCAACGAGTCCTGAATATTAGGACACGGACATAATACAAGTGAACGTGACATTGGTATTGTTTACTAAGATTAGACTCTTGTTTATTGTCCGAGCCCTAAAGGACACAATCGGTTTCAATGCCATCCGAAAAGGCACTTGCTTGTCGCTATTATTTTCCAGCTAAAGGATGCAACTCCCTTGCTGATTGTACGGGTGCGCCATTTACCTGTGCTGGTTGACCTGCGACTGTTGGTTTAACCTGCGTACTGAAGGCTGGCTTGCCGTTAAATTCGTTTTTAAGGTTTATGCCCTGCGATACCGCGAGCTCGTCAATTACTTCATCCAGGCTTTTTAACTCACCTGCTATTTTGGCGGAAGGCATTTGTTTTTTTGTTTTCTTGTCCAACACAATAAAGTCGCCGGACTTTTCATCCAAATCAACTTCGAACTTTTCTTCGAGTATAGCATTGAAGCCAAGTTTTTCAATCTCTGAAATACCTTGTTTAAATTTATACTCGCCCAGTTTGGCTTTTTTATGGTCTGAAATCTTACCGCTGCGAGCCTGAACAATTACTTCCTGCTTATATTTCTCGTGTTCGGTTATTGCAGTTTTGCGACCCTCTTTTTCTTCTTTGATTCTCTCGTTTGCCTTTTCGAGTTCTTTTTCCAGTCGTTTAACATTTACGTCCGTGCCAGCAGCGCCTTGGGTTTTCGCTTCGTCAATAGCCTTGTTGCCGCTTTCAACCAACAAATCAAAACTCGTTTCCAAGATGTCTTCAACTTGTTTGTCAGTAAGGTGCTCTGCCTTTAATTCCACGCCGTGTTTTTTAGCGATGGCTTTGACTTTGGTTTCAAGGCTGCCAATTCTCGAACCAGTGATTTTAGAAATTAACTCCGAGTCTTTTTCGGCCGTTTTACGATTGACGAATTTTGTTTCAAATTCTTTTTTGAAGTCATCAAGGGTAACATCTTCCTTGAAGCCTAAGAAGGTTAAGATTTCTTTTGACATTTTTTATTTAGATTAAGATTGTTCGGGTGGGATAGGAATTGTTTCGGCGCCAGGGTGTGTGGTACCTGCGAGCATAGACGCAAGGTCTGGAGGCGCCTGCTCATTAGTTGCTGCGGGCTTAATTACTTTGGTTGGCTTGTCAGGTCGAGGCTTGCGAAAATATGCTAAGTATTTTTCGTCCGCCATCGGGTCTGAAATCACGAACCCGATTTGTTTCATACGGATTTCGTTAAATGCAATTTTAGGCACCAGGTGTTTAACTTTTTTAAGTTTACTGACGCACCGGATTAGAAGATTGGTTTTTGACATTTGCTGCAAATTTATATTTAATTTTTAGATATCCAATTCTTTACGTAAATCTTTTGAAGGTTTAAAGTAACCTTTTTTGATGTTGCGAAATAATACATCTTTTGGCACATCAAATACGGATACAGGCATTATGGAATGACCACACCGATAACCGCCAGCGTATTTAAAAATGGTATCTTTATTGGTGTTGACGTGCTTGCCGCCCCATTTTAATTCCGCCCACGCTTGCACCTCTTGTTTACTAAAATATTCGTTAGACCTCGATATGCAAAATTCACGAGAGGTAGGCAAGGTGTCGCCCGAGTAAAAAAACCATTCAGCATTAATGTCTTGTGATATCGCCTGTGTATAGCTGCGGTCGCTTACCGCAAAGGTGTCGTAAGCTACTTGGGTCGCGTATTGATTTAGCTTGCCTTCTTTGGTCTTGCTCCCGACAGCTAATTCTCTTATCGTACGCAATGTGGCCTTAAAATCAGCGTTCGTGTACACTGCCTCAGAGATAACTGTTTTAAGGGGCTCTATGTACGCTTTATCAAGGCTTATACCTTGCAGCACTTGTATCGCCTCCGCTTGGCTTCGTTTCTTAATCTCTTTTGCTATTTCGGTTTCTATCTTCTTGACCTTAGGAAACGCTTTAGAGAAATAATCAAATGTAAGACTATCTTGAACACCAATGTCTTTTACGAAACTTTTTACGGCATCATAATAGTCTGTGGACTTGAGAACTTTCTTGAGCTCTGCGTTGATGTCGTCCGCGATACGGAAATTCTTCTTTGATTTAACAAGCCTGCCGCCCTCGACATTTAATTCCGCGAGCAATTCAAGAATGTTGTTGTACGCTTGAAGTTGAGCCTTGTCAACTTGGGTTAAAAACTTATCAGGCACGGATTCTATCCGAGCTGCTTTTTCTTCCAGTATCTTCTTAAGAGTGTCCTTCATTAATTACCGCTGATAAACGGTTCGGCTTCAACTTCGACAGGTATCTCTGCCGTAATTAATTCCATTTGTGATTTAGCGAGCTGCATCATTTTCTCTGCCAGTTCAGATATGGGCGTTGATAAGAACTTTTCAATGCCGCCAAGTTCTTTGATAATCATATTTGTCAAAGTAACAGGACTGTCATGTAAATAAATTTCCCAATCTGCGACAAGGTTACGATTCTTTTTCACGATAATATCCTCTGGCGTGTGTGTCAACAACCTGTCTACGACAATTATAAGTTCTGTAACCTTAGCGGATTGAGTGTCTGTGGAATAAAAAGATTTTAAATACTGTACCATCATTGCGTAGATGATAAAGTTTGGCGCGCCTGCTTTTGTTGCTTCGGATATTCTAATTAAATATTCGCTCTCCGTCATTAAGTCAAACGATACAGGCTTCTTGTATTTTGGCTGGACAAATTTTGTGCCATAACGCATCTTACCTATCGTGTCAACACAAAAAAATGTCATGTCGTGAATCTGGTCTGATTGCGGCCGGATAAAAGCATACATCGCCTTATTGTCCAGCATCATATCCGTGGCTAACAGATTTTCTTTTCCCTGCACCTCTGAAGATGATGTGTGCAAGTGAAGGACTCTTTTGGCGCGAAGCTCGTCCTCATGTATTTTTTTATTTAGCCAGTCCATAATTGAAGGGTCTGGAGAAACATATTCTACGGGCTTGGCGTTTTCAAATCCTGCATCATTGGGCGACATTGAAGACCTTGGTTTTAATAATAAAAGGCCTGTAGGCGACAATCGTGTTTTCATTCCCGACCCGTGGCAAGACGGACATTGGATGTTCGCTTGTTTTACAGTATCAAACACCTGTCCATTTTGGCAAATCGTAGACGTACTGTTCGCATCTGTATAAGGCGCCTCACACAAATCTCCATACATTATTTTTATTGGGTAGGCACAATTATAAATACTCAACATCAGGTTTGTTGCATTAAGCAGCACAAGGTCAAGAATGTCGACAGCGTACAAGTAAGGCGATTGCCACACTAAATTATCTCCGTATATGCACGGAATGCCTTTGCAGCGACGAGCAGGAACATAACCCAGGTTATGTGGCAGGAATTCTTCGAGGTTAAAAGTATAGTCGACAAAGTTTCCAAATTGAACGACTCTCTTTATTGTTTCTTTGTCGTAATATTCAAAAATCATTCCCTTGTTTTCTAACTTCGTCTTGTATCTTACCTCGGATTTTTCTTCGCTTAAAACCAAGTACCACTCGTCTTCCTCGAACGCGATAATATTTTTCGACAAGATGTTATAAGGCAAAGGCTCAAACATTTCTGTGTTAGCGATTGTTCTTGTGATGCCGTCTTCTGCTGTATCAAATTGAACATCTCGTGGTCGAATAACAACCAACCCCATCGCATCGATGGTCTTAAACTTAGGAAAAAGGTCTTTGATATACGTAGAAAAGTTTCCATATTTCGGAAGCATATCAAGATAGTCTTTTAGGGTTTGCTTATTCTTAACAAGCGTGTCGTCTTCTTTCTGGAACTCCATGCTGTCCTCATAAAAACACCTTTTAAGGGTGTTAAGAAAGTCTATAAAAATCGGCAGCGTAACGCCTTTAAAATTATCTTTTAAGTAATCAAATTCGTCCGCTTGAATTCTGGGACTCTTATTAAGGAACAAGAGTTCCGGAAATACACCATGTTCGGAATGGACGCGAATCCTCTCATACATTGAAACAGAAACCTCATGCACGTCTCCGAATACGGTGCAATTTAATTTACCGTCTTGCTTATAGATGTCCGCCTTAGAAGACATTGCCGCCTTCTTGTATTCGTTGACAGCAGCCATAACCTTTTCGGTTATCTGTTCGTCAGTTAGTTTTTTCATGCTGCGATTTTTAATTTAGTCTGCATCAACTCCCACGACTTGGTTAGCTGGCAGCCTTTCTTGCCTCTGCAAGATTTGATTTTTCTGATTTTCATATTGTAGAATGTTTGTTCGAGATATTGGACGAATCATTTTATTATTACCGAGTCTTAAAACTAAGTGAGCCCGTATTGGCACTCTTATACGGCCGTTCACAAGCTTCTGCCACTCTTGCAAAATTCTTTGGTAGCCCTTGTAGTATGTAGCCTTAAAGCGAACATCAAACTCGAAGTAATAACTGTAATGAATAAATTTCTGTTTTAATAAAATAGTCTTGCCGTTTCCGCCTTGCATGATAGGCGGTTCGTGTGTCTGTAACTCTTGTCCATTCCATTTCCATAACCGCGCCCAGCTGAAACTTGACCACTCTCCGATTGCTACTAAATCTATTCCCATTAGGTGAACGAAACCACACGCTCCGCAATTTGCGCCTTCGTTATTTAAGTCGATTTCTGCCTGGACAATATCAGCCAATTCCCATTGTTCGTCGGCGTCTACTTGCCACAGGTAAGTATTATCGATTTCATATACACCGCGAAGGTATGTTAGTGCATAATTAAATTGTTCGTCCTTGCTTTTCCAAGGCGTCTCCCTTTGAAGGATTTTAATGTTAGGATATTTTGGTATAAGTGAATTAAGATATTCTATTGTGCCGTCCAGCGATATTGCAGGAAGGTTTAATTTGTTATTTCCGCCCGAGCCAAAGTTATCTGACAGTCCATCTACAACGACCCAAACGTCAAACATTTCTGCCATTCGTTTTGCGAACCCGCGATTAAGCAAGTGGTGAAGCCCGTTGTAGATTATAGTGACCGCGACTCTCATATTTTTATTTTTGCAATTAGCCAGCCAAACTTATCTTCGCCTTGGTGAATTATTTCCGCATTGTATGCCACTTCCGTTATCAGCCTTTTTGATTCGTGGTGTTTGATATGATTGATATCATCTAACGCGAGTATAAAATCTTTCCTGGCATTTTCTACCACGTATAAAAATTCCTGCAAGCCAAGATGACCTGCGCTGTCTAAAACAACCAAGTCTGGCTCACCGTCAAATCTCGCAAAACATTCTTCTAATAAATTATACCGGCTCGCGTGTGCAATTTCTCTGGTATAATCTTTTGGGTTTACAAAGTCGACAATTATATCTTCCGGCAAGTGTGCATAATTTAAAGGTGTGGTAAATGCTTCTTCTTTAGAAACCGATACTCCGCTCAGGACTTCAAATTTGCAGTAATGATTGGTAAGATAAAAAGCTAAATTCTTTTTTGACAACTCGACATTTCCCTTGTCTGATTCAATGCTGTAAAGAATTGATTTTACTTGCGACAATATACACGCTTCAATAATTGCTTTCGTGGTGCCAGTGCCGTGGTATGTTCCTGTTTCGATTATTCGCATCGGGCGGTATTCTTCTATGACCTGTTTTAGGGCAAGGCATAATCCGCTTGAAGCACTAACTCCGTTTAGGCAAATATCTTTTGCGAGTCGCATTCTTTCCACGTTTTTGAAAGCAGGGTACGGTCGTATTGACTTGGCACTTTGCCGTTAGGATAATAAAATAATTTGCCGGTAGTCTTAACCATGTCTGTGAAATTGCACAAAGAAGAATCAATGCAATGAATCTCCGCAGCGTTTTCTACAACTTTGAGCCAATCAAAAACCGTATGGTTGCCCGTAGGCTGGAACAAGACGATAGGCAATTCTGTTTCTGGTTCAATAGCTCCTCCATAATCCGATTCGCAATGCACTAAAGCATAAGGTTCCGTTGTTACGACTTTAGCAAACAACTCCTCTTCGCGTTCTTTATTTCGGTTCCATTCCAGTAAGTTTTTCTTAATCTGAACATCCATGCAAAGCAATTCATATTTCGCTTCTACAAAAGAATTAAACCTGGTTTTATTTTTTTGCCACCATGCTTCAGGTTGCCCGCCCTGCCCAAAACTTAAATCAATTTTCTTTTCATATTGTGCTATCGTTTTTTCAATCGGCTTGCAGTAATTGATATATTGGAACATGGTGTGGTACTGTTCTGGCAGCAACCAATCAACGACATGGGTTTTCGATAGTTCCTTAATGGCCGGAAGTAAAACCAACACATCGCCCACCTTGCCTTTTTGGATTATCATTAACCTGGGCTTAAATAAAGTTTCAGATAAAATTACGGGCGGCAATTCTCGGTAATCACCAACCACTCGGTTGTCTTGTGTATAGTTCCTGACGTTGGACTCGTGCAAGTGAATTGACTTAATTGTCTTTGCAGGGTTAATTATCTTACCGTACGCTTTGCCTGCTTCGTATGCAATACGATTGTCGCAGCCAGGACTTCCGAAGGTGTAATCTCCGTGGGTGTCATCTTTATACTTGCCCTTAAATATCCAAACGTCTTGGCTTAAGCCGTAATTAAATAAAATATCCTTGCCGTGGCGCCTATCCCAACGCGACAAACCAAGAAATAAATTATCGAAATTTAGCTGCTTAATATAATTACAATGTGATGACTCAAAAAAGATGTCGGCATTGGTAACGATATTTATTCCATCACCTGTTAGCCTGAAAATATCTTTGAAGGTTGGTCTGTGGTCGCTTGGAATCTCGGTCACCTTTTTATGCTTGACAGGCAAATCTGATTCGCAAATAATGACAATCCTGTCAATTTCCGGATTAGATATGTTTGCTTGAAGGCAGTTTAGATATTCTTTATTGCGCGATTCTTTTTCGTCCTTGTAATAGGTGGTAAATAAAGTTATCTGCTCGCCTGTCTTTGCGTTATCATCACGACCCAGCTTTTTAATCTCACTTACTACTTCTTTCTTGGCAGGCTTAGAAGATTTATTTGAATGCTTTGGGCGGATAAGGTTATTTGAGCGGTGTATGTAGTTCATCTTATGAGCCCTGAAATAATTCCTGCCCAAGAGCCTGTCGTAGAGTTCAACATAACGAAGACGGGTAACACCCCACCCCCCATAGATTGACAGTATTAGATACTCTTTAAGAAGCTCTGCGTCTTTTTGCTTTGCGAACGTATGCCCAAAGAAGATATACTGTTTAAGGCGTTCGTAGCCCATCTGCGCTAAGGTTACGTTGATATATAACTCGTCGGGCTGCGATTGCCCCCATGTTGAGCGAAGTTTATTAAGCGGAAGCGGGTTATTATAATTTTCTTTAAGCCGTGCGAAAAAGTGTTCGCAGTATTCGCCCTTACGGATTAACTGTATGCTTGAATTGGTGGCAGGAAATTTAGTTTCAGGTTTAAGATTAAAGTGTTCGTAAACATCGTCCATCCACGCCCAAATCATATTTGGAAAATCGCGACCCTTTTCTAATGTCGTCTCGTCCAGTATATGAATGTAATAATTGCCCGTCTGCTCCTCAAATATCCGGCTGATGTCTTGCGTAACAACCGCGTCCACATCCAGGTACAATGTTTCGTCATAAGGTATTAAGTCATATAAATTGATTTTAATGTTTGCGGGGTCTAACCGTCCTTCTTTCCATAGCAAGTCTTGAGGCAGTTCGTAAAAATCATCAAACACCGTTTTTTCGTATGCTTGAAGATATCGAATGTTGTCATCGTGCATTAGTCCTATTCGTAAATTAGGATTGAAATGTTTTATAGAAAAAGCAAGGTTGTATGCCATATAAACATACGCCTTGTCGCCAAACGCAATTAAAAAAATTCCTTTTGTTTTCAATTTAGGTTAAGTTAAACCTAAAAGGTGTCAGCCTTACGGGGCTGGCGTCTTTTAGTTGTTATCAATAATGCCTGGCGGGGCATCGTGCTGGGTGGGCATTTGCAAGGATTTCCATGCAAAGTCCATATCAAACACCTGTGGCGTTTTGTTTGTGTCTGCTACGACACGGTCACCTGTGAAGCGAATTTCTTTGTCAATGAAAGTTACTTTTTCAGGATAGCCGTCCGTTTCGCACTCAAACAAAATAAGCCCGCCTATACTTCTTCCCGATGCTAATCGATTGTAAAAATCGATATTGTTTTCTGACACATTGAAGTCCTTGAAAATACCCGCACGGTTGTACGTGGTTAAATTCTCAACACCGCAAGATGTAGTCGGGTCAGTTTGTTCGGCAGAGGCTTTGTTTATTCCCGCCTTAATGTTTTTGACCAGCTTCGCCCTGCCAGCATCAATTTCTGCCTGAACCTGTGTTGCATCGCTCGCGTCCGTAACCTGATGGTCACATTCAAGAATGATTGCATTGGAAAATCCAGAAGCGATTGGTGCTCCACAATTTACTATACTAATTTCGTGGTCACCCAGGTTTTCGCAGTTGTAATTGAGGCAATTTGCCATGATGTTTTTGGCTAATGTAGGGCTTGAACCATATTTTAATGCCTTGGTTCGGCGTGGCACCGTAGCGACTTCGCAAAGTTATAAATATTTTTTTAGATGTTTCTCATAAATTTAACATCGGTATCTGCTAATTGAATTTCAAATCTTACAGCGGCTAAATCTAATTGGCCTGTCTTCTTCCACTCTGGTATGTAATCGCCCTGCGGGCAGAAGTAATCCGTAAAGGTGTTAGTGCTGGGTTCGCCTATACGGAACGTCTGTGACGCTCTCATTAACCGTATGGCGTCATGTAACCATTCTGGCACCTCTGCAATAACAAGTATCCAAACTTTTTCTGACTGGCTGAAGTTTTTACGCTTGCTTCCTTCGCTAAATAAATAATCGCTGGAGTCTTGCGGATAAGTTGGATTGATTCCCTTGACCGGTAGCCGTTGCTGCAATGCGAATCCGGTGTCAAAGAAATTGAATCCAAAAGCGTCATCCGTATTCGTTGCCGTTATAAATGAAGTACATGGAAAAGATTCTTTGTATCTTATACATCTCGAAATAAAGGCAGCTTCAAAGGGTTCTACCCGTTTCACAGATATATTATCTACAACTATTTTGCCAACAACACTTGAATTGAATTTAAACCGTACCCCAAAGTATTGAGGCGGAGGGTCTGACATTGGGTCTGGTGCCGCATCATTCAAAAACACGATGTGATGCCCTACGGTTGCGGGATAACTTACCGCACCGACTGTCATTCCTAACAATACTTCCATAATTATATTAGCCGGGTCTGCGTTAGATATTACATCGTATTCGATTTTATAGTTATGAGGACCTTCAGGAACTTGCAATGGATTGTTGATGTCGTTTGAACTTCCGTTCCAATAATTTTTTAAATCAATAGTGGATGTTGACGCAGCTACATTTTCGGCAGTTAATTCTTCTGCTACGATACTGATATATAAATTAATATCGGTTATGAACTGAACCCAATACGCTCCAAGAATATTTACAAACTCTCCGTCTGTAATAATTTCTTGAAATTGAATGGCGCAAAAATCATAAACATAAAGTTGGTAACATCCGTAAGGCACCTTCTCATCAAACTCATCACGAAGTGTCTCGAAACGAAAGCATACGGTTACAAAGTCCTCGAAGTAATTAAATGCACTGGAAGGCAAATCAAGAATAAAATCTCCATCGGAATTACGAAGTTCGATTTTATAATCTTGCTTGAGCAAATAAATATAAACTCCGCTGATGCATCCGTCAAAGTCAGCATCAGCATAAAAAGACAATAGGCTGTTATTTGTTGGCGTAGTGAATATTTTATAGGTCTTGTTTTCGTCTGCCTCGACCAGAGGTATGCCGTCAACTATCGCTGTTATCTTTCCGATACCTCTGCCCGAGATAGTGAATTCTATTTGATATAATTCTCCGGCATCTAACTGAATGGAATTAGTTAATGTATCCGCAACACCAGGAATTTTGCATAGTGAAGAAATACCTATTGTCCATTCATCAGCGTCAAATGTCCAGCAGTCTGTTTGTAATAAAATTAATTTCACTTCGCTAATCTCTCCAACAAATCCGTTGACAGTTATTCCTTTCATTGAGAAATCCGTTCCCGCTCCAGAGGTTATTAGGATGTTTTGCGTGCTCGCACCAAAGACATTTATTGCTATCAACGAACCGCCTACATTGAATTGAATGTCACCGTCGGCGCTGGCTTCGAAAGTAACTTTTAAATTATAGCTTGAATTTGGCACCACTCCGCCTATCTGTGCCATAACGCCATTAGATATCGCGCCTCCGAATGCCTCCGCCCAACCCGAAGTTTCATTTAATCGCCAAGAACCATAAAGACTTGAATATGCTCCGAAATTCCACGTGATTGCCATACGTTGGCAGGTTACATTGTCGATGTCAGCAGCGAAAGCAGCGTTGCCGATAATTGAAAATGTCGTATAGGCAACGCCAACATTGTCCGAGCTTCGTGTTGATTTTAAATAAACAGTATAGGTTCCGTTGCCCGATATTAAAGAGCTAAATTGTTGCTGCGAACCCGAAACAAATTTCACCCTCATGGCGCCCGCCACATAATTGCTTATCGTAAAGATAATCTTATACATTGCATTGACAACCGTGGGCGTTATTGTTTGCGTCATCGTTTCATCACCAGCCGAAGCAACCTTAGTTGCCACGCCAGCAGCAATAGACCACGAAGGTTGTGTGACCCAAAAAGAAGTATTGCCGAAATCTGAGTTACTAATAAAATTACCGCCCGCATCATCAAACTCGGGGTCGACAATAGATTCCTGGTCGGATTCAATAGCAAGAAAATTTCCATCACAAGCAATACTTGGCTCGCAAGGCGTTTGCTTAAATTGCATACACAAAGGGTCGTCCGGTTGAGCCATCGCGCAATATGTACGCTCATCACATCCGCAGTCCTCTGAGGTTGGTCTTTTGTTAGGCGTAAATCCTAAGGGTTGATATGGTATATTAATCAGCGACATTGAATGATGATTTTAGAATTATGTTTGCCATCTGCTCTTTGTGATTGTATTTGATTTTGTCAATCCATCCTTTGTATAACCTGTTTCTTGCTTGAGTTAAAGCAACAGCGTACAATCCGCGAGTGTTATTTTTGATGGTTTGGAACTCCTGCAAAGTTAATGGATAATCTAATTGCATTTGAACCAGCTTTACATCTGCTGGGTCATAATCAGCATAAAGACCTCCGGAGGTTGGTGTCTGAAATGCAAAAAATCTTGTATCGGGCTTCAACGTAAATATTTGGTGGACAGGTTGTGTAAAGGTGCCTGTTAATCTTAATTGAAGTATTGACCGAACAAGAGCGCCTGGCGCAGGTGCGTAAAATTGACCTGACATAGTAAATACAAAATTACCATTCCCTAATGGTAGCGAAGTATTGTGGACGTTATAAAGCTGTATTGCCGGTTGACCGAGAAAGTTATCTATAATAAACCAAACCTCCATTGAATTAATTCCGCTGTATAAACCCGACACGTTATACCTGACCGTGAATCCAAATGTATAGAAGCCGACTTCAGGACAGGTATATGTCGCCAAATCAAAGTTTCCTCCGAAGTCTATTTCAGTATTATAAACAAGAGGGTCAAAGGCAAGTGGTGTGCCACCCAGCGGAATAGGCGGTACTGTAATATCCGACCATTGCTTGGACGCGGTTATGTTACCCTGAAAATCATTGCTCAAAATATTTATAAAACTTGCAATGGAGCCTTGGAATGTAGCGAAGTGGCTCAATGCACTTTTGGAATTTATTAAGCCCATGTTATAAAACTGCGGTGGCGTGGCTCCGTATGGGTTAGACATTTTGGCATCGGCGGTCAATGCTCCGATATTTAGATTCTCAACTTCTATCCAACACAATTCATCGTCCCAATCCGGATTGTTTTGAACTAAACTGTCCTCGATTACATTGCTGCTCAATACAACATCTCGAACAAGGTCTAACGTGTTGTCTATATTACATTGACCCAAAATGTGCATTTCTTCCTCCTTAAAACCATTAAAACGAACATTCTCTAACCATGACAGGTAAGTGAAGTCTGCGATGGTTTGACTCCCGAATTTAACCTTGCCGTATAATTCCGTTTCTTTTATTGAGGCAATAAAGGCTATCGGGTCTGTAAATGTCATTACCTGGGTAGTGCTGTACCAATAAGCGTCTTCCTCTATTCTTAAAATTGGTTTGTAGTTTATATCGTACTCGATTGCGAAACTGCATTTACGGGTACGATAAAGGTTTTTAAACATACGCTCAAACGAAGTTGCCCAATTTGGCGTTGATAGGCCGCCTGTTCGTATAGCATAACCGTTGGTGACCATAATTTGTAAATCGTTGAGAAGAAAATTACTTGCAAACCCAACTTCTCCGTCACTCATAAAATCTACTAAATAACGAAATACATCATACAAGAAAAACGAAGGCGCTTCGTCAACAAATGCCCCGGTATCGCACCTAAACATATCTACATGATACACCGGCGCCTTAGTTATCGAAATATCGTTCTTTGACCTGCCCGCATTGGGGACCGTGGATATGGATTTGTTATTATTTATCCTGGCATAAAAAGAATCGTCTATTAATTTGCACTTTGCCTCTCCGTGTAATTCACTTAATTTTATTGAAGCGTTTAAAATCTTGCCCTGAAAAATTCTTGTAATCACAACTCCGTCAGGTTCAATCCATTCAATAACAATATCCGTCTCATCGCAGATTCCGGTGCCATAAAATTTATTATAAAAATAACGGTACATGTCACCAACAAAAGTCAACGTGACATCTAATGAAACTAACAATCCTTTCAACGTGCTCGCATCGCGTTCCAATGTAGACACAATCCCTTCCCAACCGACAATGTTGCCGACTTCATTAACTATGCTTCCGTCTATGGTAAATCGATATGCCATTTTAATAGACTCCGTAAATTCTAAAACCATAAATTGTCCAAGTTCCTAATCCAGCCACAACGGTAACCTGGATAGAATATGGAGCGACATTTGAAGCTCCCGACCATTTAAGACTTGCAGCAAGTTTCCAAAGGTCTCCTGCACCAGTAGCATCTTGTTTTAGATTAATAGTTTGAAAGGTCGTTGTTCCTAAGTTTCCTTCAATAGCAAAAGACACTTCGTTAGTCGCATTGGCAACTCCAGAAAGACCGACCTCGGTTTCTAATATTATCTGTGAATACGGTGTCAAATCGGGCGTGGTCAACGGTCTCGATAACAGCGATGTCGTGGTTCCGGATGTATCCGTTTCATTTGACGCGATAAGAACGACCAATCCCTGTGGTCTATCCCATGCCGCATTGCCTCTATAAAATTGCATTGAATCGTTAGGTGCTTTTGGTAGGAACCCGTGCTTGGCGGTAGTCACATTGTTTGTCGTTATATCCGAAGTCGATAAATCAGCGTCTGCCACCTCTTCAAATGTAGCGGTGCCTGAGCTCACTTGTCTTAAAAATTTATTTGTCGCTGTCGTATTCCTTGTTATTTCACCAAGGACGCCTGCATTATTAAATAAAAGCTGTTTGTCTGTTCCGCTGGTTATTGTTGTTGTGCCGATAGTTAAACCGCCTGCTGACATCGTTTCAATTTTATCACGAACCGCATTCTTGGTAGGCACTTCAAAAGAGCCGTTCCAACCTGTAGCATCGTACGCCTCATCAGGTACAGACTGGTCCGCGCTCCAGGTATTTGCCGCTCCCAAGTTCAATCCTATTGTCCTTGCCGCGCTGCCATTATATGTTCCAGAAAAAGTTAATGTTGAATTCGTAGCTGTCAAATCCGCAAGGCTGGAACCGAGTGCTATTCCGCTAATGGTACTATTGGCTAACATGGTGTTTAATACGGAGCCGACATCAATAGTCCAAACAGTTCCATTGGTACTCGTAGTTATGTTTCCGAAGTCGGCGCTGGCTATGGATAACAACGGAGTGCCGTCAGTATAAGTCAAACTCGAATTAACCATTCCGCCAACGGCATCCTGTGCCATTTCGTCTGTATAGGTAGTGACCTCAGATGCAAGAATGTAATTGGTAAGCATTGATGCCGTGTCACCGTAAATTAAATAATTCACCAGCATTGCAGCGGTATCTGAAATATTTAGTTTGAGTGAGTTGGCGTATGCGGAAGCGACCTTAGTGGTATCTACAGATAGTTGATTTAACGCATTACCGATAATCGTTATTCCGTCTTTCTTGATTTGCGAAGCATTGAATTGACTATACCCTTGAATCGATATCAAGAATAAAATTGATGTGATTATTTTTTTCATATTTTTATATTTAGATGTTTCCGTATGCTTCGACATTATCTCCTGTCATCGGTGCTTCTGTGTGTGTGCTGTCCGTACCCGATAAAGTATAGCCATTTACAAGTGCATTGTGAACAAGCTTCTGCCCTTGCCAGAATATTTGCAATGGTTCTGACGACCAGCGAAAGACCGTGTTTATTCCATTTATCGCCCCCGAAACCAACGTCAATTGAGAAAATATCACCAGCCCTGTAATGGTCGTTACCATAGCAAGTATTTTGGTTTCTAAATCTGCTGCTGATACCACGACTGGTGTGGTCACATCGTTCCAATCTATCTCCAATAGCCTGCGCGATATGCGAGCAAGTTCTTGAACGTGCCAATAAATAGAAACAATATCTCCGCTGACTACCGTTTCAATATAAACCTTTTTCGCTACGTGCTGCAATATGCCGTCATCGAATATTATATACCTGCCGCTGTCTGTGATTGTCCAGGCCATTAGAATCTACGTGGGTCTATGTAATTGTTTAACTGGTTTGCGATAGCTTTAGCAAGAGCGTCTACGTTTGTTATCGACACTCCTTTTTTTAATGCTCTGCCCATGCCATACTCATCCAAGAAGTCTTGGTTGTTATTCAACTTCAATGATTGTACTATGTTATCAGCAAATGATTTTGAATCTTGCTCTTTGCGTTTCGTTTGCGCTGCAATTAAAGCGGGATAGACGTAAAATTCCATGATATGGTCTTCCATTTTATTATCTATCATCGCATCAACCATGGTGCGGTACTTTTTGGTTTGCGGTGCTGGAACAACTTGAGTTCCTTTGGGCATATGAATCATTTCTTGCCCCTCTTCACCTACAATGCCTAATCCGGTGTCTTTCCTGCCCTTAGTGCCATGCTTAAATGGCAAAGGTGTTGCGGTAACAATAATTAATTCAGCTGCGGCTATGATTGCCTTAGCAACATTTAAGCTCGCTATCGCTTCTGCAAGTATTAAGCCTATTTTAAATATGGAAAACAGTTTTTCGCGCTGGGCTTCTTTGCGCCTCTCTTCTTTAACCGCATCTGCGACCTTTTTCTCGGCAACAATTTTACGCTGGGCAATTTCATCGGAACGCTTCCTGTAATCCTGCTCACTAATTAGTTTCTTAGATTTTTGGTCTTCTAACTGTCGAAGCTCTATGTCCTGCTGGTCGGTTAGTGCATCGAGTTCCGCTTGCAATGCTGAAATTCGGTTATCGGATTGCACTTTTAACAAATTATCTACCTGCCCTAATACAGACGTCGCGACATCTACCACATCTTGCATCACTTCTCGGAAGTTGTCGGCTATTTGGCTGTCTATCGTTTTAAGATTAGCAACTAAATCGTCTTCGATAATTAATATCGCAAGGGCTTTTTCTTCTGCGGTTTTTTTACTTTGGTTTGCTGCTTCGATTTCTAATCGCGCTTCTTCTTCCAGTATCTGCCTTAAGGCAATCAGTTCCGTATTGTTTAACTCTTGTAGGTTCTGAAGCTTGCGAGCTTTTAAGCGTTCGTTGATTTGTGATTCAATTTCTAACCTGCGTTCCGCTGCTTTGCGCTCATCTTCCGTTGCCGCTTCAAGGTTTTTATTTAAGTCGTCTTGGAACTTTAAATTTATTTTGCCTAAATCCTGATTCTTTTTTAGGTTGATAAGAATAATTGCCTCCGCGGTTCTTTGTGCAATCGATTTTTCAATTTCACTTAAGCCGCGCAAATCAACTTCGACATCTTTTAAGCTTGCTTGGTCTACTTCCGCTTTTAATTGAATCTTTTTAGCTTCGTCAGGCTCAACGTCAATTCTTAATTGCTGAATTTGTTCAATTAGTTTGCGTTCACGCTCCAGAGCTTGTTCTTTTCTACGTTGTGAGGCTTCGAGTTGTTTAGACTTTTCCTCTTCCGTTAAACCGAGTTTGGTAGTTTTCTCTACCTCTTTATTCTTTTCTTTAATAAGCTGCAAGGCCTGCGCCTCGAGTTTTAAAGACTGCTGAAGCCCGTTAATTCGATTAAGCTCTACAGTATCGTCATTTTCCGCTGCCCTTGCTCGTTCTTCTCTCCTTAGCTTTTGGGCGTTAGTTATTCTTTGTTCCTGTTCTATTATTGCCTCCTCAAATGTCTTGCCTTTTTTAATTGCGGCATCAATTTCAGTTTGCAGCCCCTCTACTTCATTTTGCAATATTTTTGTGGCACCTTCCTTGCGAAGCGATTCCGCTGTCTTAAATATGCTTATTAAGCCTTCAAATGCGACACCTAATCCTCTTAATATTCCAGTGCTTTCAATTAGCCCACCAATTGTTTCTTTGAGTTCGTCAAATACATTGCCTAACCTTGCAGCGCGACCAGCAGAGGTTTCGAGTACCGCGGCAGTTTGACCTTGGAACCGGTTTAGCTTTTCTAATATGATTCCAAAGTTTTGCGCTTTATCGCCTGTATTTTTAAACTCTAATCCATACGGACGAAGCCCGCGAGTAACGCCATTGATGCCTTGTATTACACTATCTGTCGCCTGCCCTATGCTTATACGCTGGGCGGACGCAAAGTCTACGATAAGAGGAATTGCTCGTTCAATTTCATTAGATAATAACCCAAATTGGGCGAGCTGGATTTGCGCTCCCTGAATTTGCTCATCCGTAAATATGGAAATGTCTTGGAACTTTGTAGCCTGTGCAATTAAGCGATTAAATGCCTCTTCTCCTTCACCACCGATATTGGTGATTGCGGTCTGTAATAACTTAGCACTCGATTCCGCTTCACGAAATGATTTAACGGATGCTGAACCGAATCTTATAATCGATTCTACTCCAAATGCAGCGACTAATACGGCACCTAATCTTAAAAACTGTTCACGTGCGACCGCGGATACGGAATTTAGCTTTGCTGTTTCGCCAGACAGCGTGGCGATGTTTGTTTTTGATGTCGCGATTGCGGAATTTAATTCCTTAATCTCTTTGACAGAAGACGCTGTCTTTAGTTGCGCCTGAAACTGTTTAAGCTGCTGGGTCTCCTCTTGGATTAATTGCTTCCGTCTTTTAGCGGCATTGGTTAATTCGGCATCCGTTGCCTTGCGCTGCTGGTTAGTTGCTTTTTCTTGGTCAGATAATCCACGCAATGATTCTTTGGCAGAGTTTACTTGCGAACGAAATTCGTCTATCTGCGCTCGTATCTTTATTAAGATATCATCTGCTGCCATTTTCGATTGCTTCTAAGTGTTCAACGTGCAACTCTAATTTAATTAAATATTCGCCTACCGTTATTTTTTTCATCGACATATATTGCGAAATGTCGCCATTCGCAAGAATCATTAATTGCTTTTCAAGGTCTCTTTCTGCGCGAATGAGTCTTTGCTTGATGAAATTATCTTCAAAGTCTCGTCCAGTGCTCGCTGCTCCACCAGAGATTCGTGCCAATATGTCTCCCACTCGGCGTTCGACCAATTGAGCTTTGCTAATATACTCTTCAACTCCTCTGTCGCAAAAAAAAACCGTGCTCCTTTTTCTGCCACCTCTTTTTTAAATTGGTCTACCTTTTGCATTTGAATCTCATTAGAGTATTTATCTATGGATTCATCCTGTCGTATCCAGTGGACGGCTTGGTAGTTATAAAGTAATTCGGTGTGAAGAATAATGTCCTTGCGCCGACGCATCTCTTCGATTAGGTAGCCTAATTTAGCAGCGTTCTTTCCTGCCGTGATTTGAGGTAGCAAAGACTCCATTGAGGCAATTATCTTTTCGATTTCTGTATCCGACAATCCTGCTTTCATTAACATTAAAAAGTGTTTTGCCTTGCCATGACGCTCTAACGGGAATTCTATGCCCTTAGGAATGCGGTAATATACCTTGCCGGCTAAATCTACATAGCAGCGTTCTAATTCTTTGTGAGTGGTTGGGCGGTGTCGCTCCTTAAAGTAAAAGTCCTCAAACGTGCTTTGGTGTTCGTTGTAGATTTTCTCTAATTGCTCTGGGCTGTATTTTTTCTTGAATAGGTTCATGCAAATGGTATTCCTTTACGTTTTAATTCTGCTGCTTTTTTCACGGTATAGGTTCCGTGTTTAGCGTTATCCCATACCCTGTAGGCAAATTTATGTGCTTTTTTTTGTTGGCTCCTTAGCCTTTTATATTCTTCATAAGGCATTCCTTCAGGACGCTCATTAATTAAAAGGAACTGTTCTTTATTGCTGCTCATTTGTAGATTAGATAAGATATGCCAGACGTTAGGGCAATATATAAAGGATATGCAAAGTAAGCCCAGATATCGCATTGCAGAGCAGCTAAGACAGGAAAGAAGATGTATGTACTATGAATTGATGACATACAATAAATGCAACCGACAAAAGGTTTTGACCACCAGTCGCCTATCGTTCTTAGGAACCATTTCTTGATAGGATAAAGGATGTTGGACTGTTTTAAATTAACGATTTCTTTGATGGATATTATCTCCCATTTAATTATTGACTTCCGCAGTTTATGAAATTTTACTTCAGGATAATCTGCTGTAAATACTGACAGCTCTCCTTCTTTTGACTCTAAAATATTTTCTTGTTTTCCGTTTAATACAATATATCCGGCACCTTGGTGTACGGTTGCCCTGTATTTTAGAATCACTTGGATGTTCTCGTAATCAAGAGCTCCGTGAAGACCTTTTATGTATAACGAGTTTGCAAGTGCAAGCAGGACAAAGAAAGAAAGGGTTAGGAGTGCGTATAAAATCATGGCTCAAAAATTATACACAAGGTTTTGGTGGTGATTATAGTTCCGCTGTTGACGGGTAATTCTATTTCCATGTCTAACGGTGTATTGTGACCTGGGTCTGAGTTAAATTCAAACACTTGCAACTGGTACAAAACACCTGCCGCGAATGCTTGGTTGGTTTGATTGGGTTCGCGTACCGTTACCAACACTCCATCAGGAGCATCGATTTGAACGTCAACTAAATCTTTTCTGGATGTGGCAAGGTTGGTAAGTACACCAACATAAGAGCCGCTGCCTGGCGTTATATATGACGGTTCTTGAATCTCGAACGACATGGAGTCTGAGCCACCAAAAGACTCATCACAATTAGGAACCTTTAATGTGATTTCACAATTACAGCTCATGCCCGCAAAAGTAAAAGTAATTTAATTAGAAACAACTTTTATTGATAAATATTTTCCATAACTTGCCTAATGCCCGCGACTTTTTGGTGTTTAATAATCCATTCTTTCCAAAAAGAATTTATTTTGTAGCGAACAGTATCCAAGAAGTCTGCCCTGCGTGTAAGGTTTTTCCTTGAGCCTTTAATTATTTGCCCAAGCGAATCGCATTGCACCGTTCTCATATCTGCGCAGGTGCGTGGACAGGTAAGAGGATTGATTTTAAAGTCAGGATGATGCTTTAGTAAGTAGTTTACATCTGAACGACTTGTATGGTGCGATGGGTTGGAGTCTGGTGTAACGATTTGGCGTTCCATTAATCCTAATCCCTCTTTAAGCTGCTGGTAATAAGAAAGGTTTTTTGCGCCCGACATATCTTTAAGCGAATAACCAATTGCGTCACCTGTCAGCAAACAATCGCGAAGCTTATTTGCATAACGTGCCTTAATAAGCGCGACACCTTTAGGAATATTGCCATCATATATCTCCGCTTCGTCGAATTGGTGGTCATGCACTCCGCCTTGTGCATCTGCCCAGCAATGTGAAAACGAAATAGCGAAAGGGTTGGTGTTGAAATCTAAATGTATTATAAGTTGTTTTGAGGGGTCGAATCTTACAGCCCTGTCTTCATGTACGCGATAATCGTACTCAGACGCAAATGGATTAATGACTTTAGTAATATCCCAATCTCCCTCAACGAACTTCTGAAACAAGTCCGCAGGCATATTCTCTTTAAGATTCTGGATGTATGCTGGGTCGGTGTAAGGATTGTCTGTTATCTTGGCGGGTATGTATGCCCAGTCCTCAGGCAGCTTGTTATTGATATAACGGTCATAGAACTGCTCTTTAACCCAGCCTTGAGAAGGATTGCAAGTAAACAAGAGAGTGATGGGTGGTTGTGGTACTGATTGGTTCCAGCTTCCTGCCCGTTCAATTAATTTGTAAAAGGTTTCTTGCTGCAATTCATTAAGCTCGTCTCCGCCGCCTCCATTTACTTCTAATCCACGAAACCGGTTTAACTCTGGGTCATCGGAAAAGGACTCTGCCATGAATATTATCTGGCTTCCGTTTTTAAATGTAATGGTATTGGTGTCGCGGTTGTTAGATATAACGTGAGCCCCTAAGCCTTGCTCCATTACTTGGTTTAATGTAACAAACGTGGTTCGTTTAAGTGTTGGCAGCGACTCTCTAACAATTACCCAGCGCGATTTCGGATACTTGCTGCAAAGTGAAGCAAAGGTGAGTATTAACCAATATGTCTTGCCACCACGAATTGCGCCACCGTATAAGATTATCTTTTTCTTCCCGCTCGTTGCAAGTAGGTAGGCTTCTGTTTGCTTGGCGGTTAATTTCATTTGCCATGTCCATTACCGTTTCCGTTTTGGTGTGCTGGCATTGTAAGCTCAAGAATGAAGGGTTTATTTTCGATTTGATTACCAATTCCTACATCTGATTTATTTAGCATTGGAATACAGTATTGGTGAAACTTCATATACAACTCAAATGCTTTTGCAGGGTCTGTTTTTGATACCCGCTCTATCCATCCAGCCACTTTTGGTTGCAGCCCTTCCAGCAATTCCCTAATACCTGCCTGCAAGTCTTTGTTGACTTTATTGACGGTTCCTTTTTGTCTTCCACCAAATCTTACTCCTTTAGGTGGGCCTGGTTTTTGTTTCATTTAACCTAATAAAAACATTTTTAGGTTCCGCAAAATTAAATATTATTTTTTAATCGCTGTTTTTTGCGGTGTGTTAAATTATATTCCTGCTTCTTTTCGATGTTGTTTTTAAAAAACCTTTTTGTTCTTTTATCCATCACCTCTTTATGCTTTTGGTAGTAATCAGCAAGGTATTTCTTTCTGTCTTGTGACATTATATAATTTGCCTTGGTGTAAAATTATCTTCTTGAATAAATAAACAAGGTGCCGTTGGTGTGATGCCTTCCATAGGCGTGCCCCATGCTTCGATGTAGTTGGCTTTGATTTCGTGAGCCTTGATAGCGGTTAATGATTTAAAGCAGGCTCGGCTTACTAATCTTGCAGCTTCAGACCATCCATAAGCAGCAACATAAATCGTGGTTCTGTTGTCTTTGCTGTAATATTTTCCGTGACCGAAACCGTGCCAGAATCTAAGACCGTTTTTTTTAGTGTTCATTTATTGTTTTCTTTATTAAACCATTCTCCGTTAAATACTTCCGTGCAAGGTAATAAAATTACTCCATTCGTGCAACATGGTTCCGTGTGCTTTATTCTCTCCGGAAATTCGTGGCATGGACAATGACATCTGATTTGAATTGGTGCGGGGGTGTATGTTTTTTCTTTCAATTTTCTTTGATGTATTAATCTTGAACAAGATAAAAAGGTGCCTGGATATATTTTCATTTTTACGGCCAATCTGCGTACAATACAACACCGATGCCAGTTGCTTTGTCTAATACTTCTACGGCATTTACTCGCTCCATTTCTAATACCTGGAGAGCGCAGGCATGGTAAAAGTTTTCTACGCCTGAAACATTCTGCTCGTAGGCATAATTACAAATCGCTTTTACTGCTTGGGTGCTTTCGCGAATTGATTCGCTGTCCGTTTTTTCTTCTTGACGCCAGCATCGGATAATGATGCCTGAGCGTTCGTATTTAGTCATCGATTCCGTGAGAATTGTTTTTGGTCTTGGCATAGTATTTGATTTTTAACTTGTTTTTTAATTCATACACCCATGTCGCGTATGGGTACTTTTTTAACACCTCTTCGGTGCCTGCGTTATCGTATAAATGGTGGAATTCAAATCGGCAGTGTAAGATGTTCTCTTCTAATAGCCTGAATGATGGATAAGCTGCTTTGCTTAAAACGTGGGCGAAATTCTTGATGTCAAACACCAAAAAGTCGCCCGTAATGCAACATTTACCTTGAGATGCTTCGTAAATACGATTAAATACGATTAATTCACCCGTAGGCTTGCGGAGAGTGCGTATGTTAGGCGCTTTGGGCTTGCCCTGCCTCTTTGCCCATAACCGGTCTTGGTTATGCTTAAAACAAAGGTCTCCGCTTGGCAGGCGCTTTGCGATGATTGCCTTGCCCTTACATACAACACAAATACCTTCGCGCTTAATCATTGTATTCCTAAGCAGTTTTCGATGAGCTTATTTGTATCCTTGTTCTGCCCCAACACATTAATCTTTCCGGTGCCGGTGTAAATGTTTACCACGCTGCCGTTAGATAATCGCATTTGATTGCCGTTTGGTATTTCGCATTCTTTGGTGATTAGAAATTTGTTTCTTTTTAAGCAATCGCGTATGCCTTGCATTGATTTTTGTGTCATAGCTTTTTGAAGATTAGGTTTAAGATTAAATTTAACACTCGTCTTACCATCGTCATTACAGCCGTGATAAGAATTAATTTTCGTATTCTCATCTGAATGTGACTTTAGTTTCTTCGCTCCACTCAATTCCTGGTATGTTAAATTCGCCCGCGTCTATTTTGTCTTTATGCAGCTTCATTGCCAGTTTAATCTTTATCTTAGACGGCTCCATGTATTCATGCGGAACGTCTGCTTCTTTTATAACCTGGTAACTGGTTATCTTTCTCCGGTTTTTTATTTTAACTTCCTTGCCTGCGGAAGATTTAAGCATTACGGATTCGTTAAATTTATCTCGTATTTCATTCCGCTTGCCAAACACCATTTCATAAGAACCATAAAGCTGCAAGGCGGTTTCTAAGGTTGCCTCTATGTCGGCTTCTTTAATACCTAAGATTTTGTAAAATTCTATACAATCCTGCTTCCAGGTTTCTTCTGTAAACTTGCTTTCTGGCGCGGCACTTATTTCTTCTTTTTGGTTTTCCAGTTTTCTTTTTGCAGCGTATAAAACACCTTCAATTTGTTTCTTAAGGTAATCAAACAAACTGCCGTAATCAGATTCTATGGGCTTCCAGGATTCAATGTTTTCGATTTCCTTTTTTAACTTGGCCTTAGTTTTGCAACCGTTAATTGTGTCTGTAAAATCAATAATAATATCATCAATTTGGTTTTTAATTGCGTTATTTAATTCCAGCACCTTTTCTTGTTCCGCCTTTTGCAAGTTTAATTCCTGCGCTGCCTTTAGCTTTGCCTCCTCTTGCTGCTTTTGTACCTGCGATTCAAAAGCATTTACAGCGTCACCCAGCTGGCGCAATGCTGTCTGAACAGGGTTGGCTATTTTTTTAAATATCTCCATGTAATTGCGTTGAGCATCAAGGTGTGGCTGGCTTTTTTGCTTACGAATGTCTTCGAGTTGATTAAGGAACTTTTTTGCTTTGGCGCCTACGGCTCTCGCTGCTGTATTATTGTCCATGTTTGTTATCGTAACCATGGACAGGACTTTCTGCGCGATGTCGTTAGTCTGCGACATTATACCCGCCATTTCTGTTTCAATGTCTCGTTCCGTGACCGCAAAGTTTGATTTTTCGGGCAGGAAATTAATAGAGTATTCCACGTCGTCCGCTTGCATGGGTGCGGGCGGGATGGGCGGAACAGGCGGAGCGGCTTCGAATGCTGTGCCGTCATATTGATATCCGCCAAGGTGTTTTATCCCTTTGCTTAGATTAATGCCGTTTGCAGTGCAAATCCGAGTCCAGATTTCAAGAACGGATTGTTTGTTGTTTTGGGCTGCGATTAATTCGTCTGCCTCTTGTTTTGTGATTGTAAATTGTTTGTTCATTGTGTTTTGTTTTGAGTTTTTAAAGTTACAAATTAATTTTATTGATAGGAGATTTTAAATGAAGTTTTTCTGGTCTGCGAAAATGGTAATATCTTTTTAATGTTTTAGGTGAACTATGACCAACGATTTCCATGAGCTCCATAGAGTTGGTTCCGTCTTCGCAATGCTCTGTGATAAAATTGTGTCTGAGCAGGTGCGAGTGAACGTTCTTTGTGATTCCTGCTTCTGTGGCATACTTATTTAAGAATTGCGCCATGCTTTCTGCCGAGTACTGCAATATTCCGTTTTGGCCGTTAAATAAATATACTTTTGGATTATATTTTTCGCGATATTGTTTTATAAGGTTCGCTACATTTTCTGGCAATGGTACGTACCGGTCTTTCTTGCCTTTTGATTGTACGATTCTTAAATATGTTTCTGTGATGCAATCTAATTTTAAATGTATGACCTCCGAGCGCCTTAATCCGCAACCGTATAACAGAGATAAAGCAACCTTGTGTTTAATATTTGTGCAAGCATTAAATAATCTTTGCAACTCTTCGTCTGTAAGCAAGTCCGGAATCTTAAATTCTTTTCTCGGGCGTTTGATGTCATAAATTTCTTTTGCCCTGCCTAAAATTTGTTCATAATAGAATTTGATGGAATTTATCAAATGGTTTTGGTATGCTGACGAAATTTTGTCTTTCTCAACAAGGTACAATAACCAATCTAAGATTTGCTGCTTGGTTATGTTTTCAAAATCCGCCTTGAAATGGTACAGGAATTTATTGAAGTTCGAAGAATATGCTGTAATAGTAGAGCTCGCATATTTTCTCCTTACCAACTCATTAATGTAGCCCTGATGTATTTTTTCTATTTCTGTATCCATTTGATTTTCAGTATTGCTTTTTAAATATACACGTTATAGGCAATGGGGGTGTGTCGCTTCGTATTTAAGTTCATCGGTAATCGGACGAAAAAAAATAATAAAAACTTTTCCCCACGCTCTGTAAATTTTTTCAAAATTTTAAATGGTAAATAAATCATTCTGCTTTTCAATCGTTTGTATCTGTGATTTTTTCACTTTCATCATACTATCCATATCGTAATACCAAATTCCCATTTCTCCTTTTTCGGGTATCGGAATTTCCCACCTGTCAATTTTTTCAAGGAATAAACCATACCTTTTTGTTTCGCACTCAATCAATGCTCTTTGTGCTGCATTTGAATTAAGCAATCTGAAATCATTTACATAAGCACTTCCTAATATGAAACCGTTAATCATTTCGTCAGGTTCGTGCATTAGTTGTTCTTTAGTCAAGTATGGATTTTTTATTGCTTCTGCATCCGTTCTTTGCCCTGCGTGTATCAATACCTTTTTGTTTTCAAGGCAGGCGAAACGGTTATGTGTTCTTGTTTCAATGGTTTTCCAACCTCTCATTATCCAAGTTGCCCAAGGTTGATAAAGTGTAATTACTGGTAGAATGTTATTCATAAAAAAGCCTCCCTTAAAAGTTTTTATTATTTTTTTTGTGCTTCGTATTTAAGTTTCTGCTGATAATCCCCACTGCCTATAACATCGGGTTAAATGCAATAATTTTTTTCTTTTTCTGTTTTTATTTTTGGTAAAAAAATTACTGACATTAACCCGCAACCGTTAGTAGCAATTTACCTAAACCCATAACCTTTTGTGCTTGCCCCCGCTGGCACTTTCATGTAGTATCCACTATCAATAAATTTCCTTTTCGTTTCTAAACACTTTTCGCAAAAGTAAATTTCATATAGCGTTTTCATTGATACACAAGTGCTGTAAGTTTCTTTTCCTTCTACATGCAACCCACGAAAAGCGAATTTGTGTTCGCATGGTTTAGGTAAACTGCTACTAACATCGCCTTTGTCGTTATTGGCGGTTTGCGTTTTCAAATTATCATTTTCCATATTTTTTAGTTTTGTATTTCTAATTAAATTTCGTCTGTTAAATCGCCAACAAACGCAAAGGCGTAACCGTTATGCAAAATGCTTTTGATGCCATTCTTCAAACTTTCTTTCTGGCTTTGAACTTCCTGTTGCATCTTTGAACCCATTGTTGTAACCAGCATCAAAAGCACTTC